CATTTCAGTTTTTTATCCCAACTGGCTTATAATTCGGAAATTTTATCTAAATTTGTAAAATAAAAAACAAAAGATTATGGCAAAAGGTGGAGGACCAACAAGAATAGTAAGCGCAAACAAAGCAAGCGCGAGCAGAAATAGCGAAGACAATACGATTATCGCGAATGGAGAGAGTAATATAAATATTAAAAATATAAAAGGAGAATCTCCTGTTAAAAACATAAACGACAATATAGTTATTAATGGCACTGTAGTGTATGGTGCCGCCAAAATAGAAGGTTTGAGAGAAGGTGCATCGAGAGATATTTTTATGGATGGCGTTCAAACAAGGTTGATGCGTCAAAATTATGAGTTTATAAAACAGTTGGATAGGACAAGTTTTACTAACAAAGGCGGAGGCGTGTATACGATAAATACAAAAATCGGAGGAGGACAAATTGAAGCCGAAACGGACTCTTTTGGAAACACGCTTTACAATACACATGTGTGGAATGCAACGTACAATACATGGCAGGACACAAAGTGGGCAAGCCTTAACGCCGCAAAAGCACATATAAAAAGAAAACTAAGGGGATTTTAAAACACAACAACATGACAAAAACGGGACACACGACGTATAGGTGCCAATACAGCAAGTCTACACAGAAAGGGTTACGACGAGCAGGTCTATATTGACAAATACTTGTTAATACACGATGACTTAAAAGACAATAGTAACAACATCGTTAAGAAAACCAGCTTCAAAACACTGAAACAAAGGACAAAAGAAGTGGAATATAGATACGAACGACCCCGAAATAAAAGAGTGGATAAACAAGCAAAGGTCTAATAAAAACTTTAATAAATTGTGAGAGCGTAACACTGTTTTTAGGTGCTGCGCTTTTTGTTTACACGGAAATTAATAAATCTTTATAAACCTTGATAAATCTGCTTAACTTTGCTTTAAATCACTATAAAATCAGTTTAATATGGCAAAAAAGCAGAATAACACGCTCAATGAACTGGGCGTTAAAGAGCGAATAAACCTAAGCTGCCTGGAGCTTAATGAGGGGCAGATTGTAGGCATCCCAAAGAACCCTCGCTACCTTAAAGGCGAAGAACATGACAAGCTAAAGAAATCGCTTAAAGACTCGCCAGAGTTGTTGCAATACAAGCCGCTTATGGTGTACGCTATCGAGGGCGGCAAGTTTGTCGTTATTTGCGGCAACATGCGCTTGCGTATTTGTCAGGAACTGCACAACGAAGGCGTAGAAGGTTTTGACGCGCTGCCTTGCTTTGTACTCAACAAGGACGTGCCCATTGCCAAAATCAAAGAGTATGCTATTAAGGACAACGTACAGGCTGGTAACTGGGACTGGGACGAGCTTGCCAACGGTGAATGGGAAGTAGACGACTTGCAGGATTGGGGCGTTGATTGCTCATTCTTGACCGACACGGAGCCAGTCGAAGAAATGCCAGAGCGCAAAGAAACGGAAGACGACGCATACGATGAGGACGAGCATGAGATTGAAGCGAAATGTAAACTCGGGGATATTTGGCAGCTCGGCAGACATAGACTCATGTGTGGTGACTCTACTGACGCATCGCAAGTTGCTAAACTACTCGGGGGAACAAACATCCAACTCTATGTGACGGATCCACCGTATAATGTGGCTTACGGTTATGATGGTGCAGCAACAGAAGGACATCGCAAGGATGGACTGGTCGTCTTAAATGACAAAATGGACAACGATAAATTCGAGGAGTTTTTAACAAACGCATTTAACGCTGCCAATGCTAATATGGAGAAAGGTGCTTCGTTTTATATATTCCACAGCGACGGCTACTCCTATTGGTTTAGAAAAGCCCTTATCAACACGGTAGACCTGGAGCTGCGAGAGAATTTGATATGGGTAAAGAACTCTATGGTGCTCGGAAGACAAGACTACCAATGGCGACATGAACCATGCTTGTATGGTTGGAAAAAGGGAGCGAGCCATAATTGGTTTAGCGACCGCAAGCAGACAACCGTAATGGAATTCGATAGACCGACAAAGAGCGTAGAGCATCCAACGATGAAGCCTATCCCACTTTTCGCATACCTTATTCAGAACTCATCGCAGGAAGGTTGGAATGTATATGACAGCTTCGGCGGTAGCGGTACGACTGTAATGGCGTGCGAACAACTTGACAGAAACGGTTTCTTAATGGAACTTGACCCCCATTATTGTGATGTGATAATCAACCGCTGGGAAACCTACACAGGCAAAAAGGCTGAAAAAATCAAAGTTTAACAACATAAATTAAAATTAGAAATGATAGAAAAAGTAAACCCACAACACCCCGACAAAGTCGCAGACCGCATTGCAGGTGCCATCGTTGACCTTGCTTACACTAAGCAGAATAATCCCAAAATTGCCGTTGAAGTCCTTATCGGACATGGCGTAGCTAACGTTATTATTGAAAGTAGCGTAGCTTTCTCTAAAGAAGAAGTGTATACAATCGTGGAGCGCATCACCAATTGTGACAATTTACAACTGAACCTTGTAGTTAATCCGCAAGACGCGCACCTTGCAAAGAATCAAGATGGTATTATCCGTTGCGGTGATAACGGAATATTCAAGGGTATGCCACTCACTGACGAGGAGTGGGAACTAAGTCAGATTGCTCGCGGCATCTACGAACGATATCCGTCGGACGGCAAGTACATCTTGGGCGGCGACGAGCTGGTGATATGCCAAAGCAACGCCAAGACAGAAGAGCTGAAAAAACTCTACCCTACTGCAACTATCAACCCACTCGGTGACTGGACTGGGGGCACTGATGTGGACAGCGGAGCGACGAACCGCAAGCTCGGCTCTGACATGGCTCAGTCGGTAACGGGTGGCGGACTGCACGGAAAAGACCTGTCGAAGGCAGATGTCTCGGTTAATATCTACGCTTTTCTAAAGGCACAAAAAGAACAAAAGCCTGTGGAACTGTTTTGCGCTATCGGTGACGAAACCGTCGACGGCAAGCAATACTCCGAGATTGTGGAGATAGCAAAAGACTATATCAACAAGGTCGGTGGCTTCGAGAAGTTCGCCGAGTGGGGACTGTTCTAAAAAAATATTAGCAATGGCAAAGAATAGTGGTGGTACGAGAAATTATAGAAATAATACCAAGACCTTAACAACAAGAAGAAAAGAGTTTGATGGTCTTATGCACTCTGGATTTTATGACGTTTCGCGCTCCTACTTCGACCCGACAGGCGGATTTGTCGCAACAAACAAAGAGCATAATGAAGCCAAAGACCCTGAGCTTGATAAAGAAAAAGAAGCTACATTATTTCTCGCCAACAAGGGCTACAAAGTGTATCTTGACAGCGAACGTGCTACAATAGAGTTTGAGCCCCATAATGACGGACGTATTTATCACATCCCAATGGATATAAAGACCATTAACTTTGCAGGCAAACACACGATTAAAAGACAACTCGAAAAGGCAAGCACTCAGAATGTGAAAGCGGTTGTTTTGTACCAGAATAATCCTTTGGTTGATAAAAACTATGTAAAAAATCAAATCTATGGAGAAAATGGATTTATACAAAAATCACCGAAAAATGCCTTAGAAAAAATTGATTGGATTATAGTTGTAGGTTCTAATGGGCATGTACATAGACATGATATTAGAAAAGAAAAAGCAGCAAGATTAAATAGTTAGCGGAGGATATGCCTCCCTAACTCGGATTCATCCGCAATATTATGCCGAAATGGAGCTCCCGCATATCGGGTTACCCCAACAGATAAATCATTGCAAATATAATAATAATAAATCAAACGGCAAAATAAAATGCACGAATAAAGCAAATAATTATGAGTAAACCATTACCCATCAGAACAACCATCGAGCGTGCGCTCAACATAAACATTTCATCATCGCTGCCTGCAAAGGACAAGGTGGCGGTGATGGAGTGCTTGCTAACGTTGAGCGCAAGTGAAATAAAGCGCATAAACGAGAGTGATAAAGCGACTGCGTTTGTCAGCCTATGCGCTAATATACTCTGTCGTGGCGAACTGATGGAGTATATGCAAATTCTTGAAATGTGCCGTAAAACGGCTTTAAACAGCGATAAACGTGCTTAAATGTACGATAAACACATAATGAAAGGAAGATATAAGGAGAAAGGAAAATAATATGGCACTATCAAAAAATGAAAGTAAGCGCAGAAAACAACTTGCCAATCTTGAAAAGGGCAAGTTTAAAAAAGGCGAGATTACCAATCCTAAAGGACGACCGCCCAAGCCTAAAACGATGACGGCGTTCATAGCTGAAATGAAAGAAAAAGGCTATGAAGTACCGACCTCGCAGACTATAGCCGAGTCATTTCTATACATCGCGACCCTTCCTGAGGACGAGCTTAAAGCAGTTCTCGCTGACAAGACACGTCCTATGATGCAGCGCATTGTTGCTAAGGGTATACTTGACAAGAAGGGTATGGACATACTCGAGCGTGTTGTAGATAGAGCTTACGGCAAAATACAGCGCATCGACCTTACGAGCAAGGGCGAGCAGATTAAAAATAATGAACCTGTTACAATTAGGATTGTTAATAGCCCAGAAGAATATCAAAAAATTAAAAACGAGATAGAAAAGCAAATGAAAGAGAAAAACAAAGAAGATAATGCCTGAATTTTTATCAACAATAAATTATCAGAGATTAGAAGAAGCAAAAAAACAAGGTTGTACTACGGTTTCCTTACAAGGCTCATCACGTTCGGGAAAAACATATAACGTAGTTATGTGGCTTTGTATTCAATGCTTCAATAACGCCGGAACAACAGTTTCCATAATACGTGCTGGTATGCCCTCAATCAAGCGCACTGTATACCGCGATTTTAAGAACGTAATGCTTTCTTTAGGTTGGTGGAATGACAAGTCAATGAACAAGTCAGAGTATGTATATACTTTCCCTAACGGCTCTTGGATAGAATTTTTCTCTACCGACAACGAGCAGAAAGTTCGCGGTTCAAAGCGTAAAATACTATTCGCGAACGAGGCGAACGAGCTTTCATTTATTGAGTGGCAGCAGCTACAGATGCGTACCACAGAGTTCTCCATACTCGACTATAACCCTTCATTTTCTGAAGAGCATTGGATAAATCAAGTCAATGAGGAAAAGAGTACCTATTGGTTTATCTCAACGTACAAGGACAACCCATTTCTTGAGCAGAAGGTAATTGACGAAATAGAAAGCTTAAAGTGGAAAAACCCGAGTCTGTGGCGTATTTACGGGCTCGGACAGCGTGCGATTGTCGAAGGACTTATTTTTGAAAACGTTGTTGTTAGTGATTATATTCCAGTTGAAGCTCGCCGCCGCAAGTGGTACGGCATCGACTTAGGCTATACAAACGACCCGACGGCGATTGTCATGGTGTGCGTATATGGGAACGACATGTATATAGACGAGGTGTGCTATCAAACCAAAATGCTCTCAAACGACATAATAAAAGCTTGCAAAGATGTGCGAGATGCGCCCGAATTTATCTGTGAGAGTGCCGATCCTCGTCTTATTGACGAAATATACAACGCCGGCGTAGACATAAAGGCTGTACAAAAGTTTCCTGGTTCAATAAAAGCTGGCATTATGAAAATGCAGCAATACAAGATACACATCACCTCACGCTCAACAAATATACGCAAGGAGTTTAATAACTACACTTGGCGACAGGACAAGGAAGGCAGATGGCTAAACGAGCCAATAGATTGTTATAATCACGCGATAGATGCCTGTAGATACGTTGTATTACAAAAGATACTGGGAGCATACAGCAATGGTATGGATGCAAACGAAATATTAGGTATCATATAAGTCGCGATTACACAAGAAATAGCCTTCAATCTTAAAGGAGAAGATGGAAGACCATTAAGGAACAGACCTCATTAAAGCATGTTTTCTATGATAAGGCGTTCTAAAATATGTGATTTTGAGCATTTAGTTTCATTCGACGCATTTTGTAACCTTAGATAAGCTTCATTGCTGATACGTATGCTTACCTTGTTCGTGTCAGAACAAGGGCGGCCAGCGCCTTTCCGCAAACCGCCCCAAGTATTTTCCTTATTATTTTTGTTCATATTTCTCTCTAATAATATTATGGTCTTCCCAAGTAAAATAATTTACAAGCCATTTAGCAGCTTCTTTCATCAACTCTTTTATTGTGCCAGCATCGGCAACTTTGTCGAAGGTCGGTGACGTGTGAAGCATCATAATGTATGCTTCTTCTATGCTTGAAACGCCAGTAAATTTGAAAACAAAGGATGACCTATAATTGTCATCGTCAACATAAAGAATGTCTTTTGTGGGCAGCACTTCAAGGATTGTGCCTGTGGGGCAATGAACTATGACGGTTCTGCCTTGTAAGTCATCTTCATCGCCCCAACCTTCGACGAAAGCGAAGGCTGGGAGTGAAAGTTCTGTTAATCTTTTGTTCATCTTTTGTGGCTTTTATTTTCGATTGACTTGCCCGTGATGTCGAGGGCTGAATATTATTACTTTACATCTTCCTCGTCTCCAATAACATCTGTGAGCTTGTTGACGAGGAGGTTGCAAGCCGTGGATAAACTGTTTACGCTTTGACGGAGAAGCATCATTTCTGAAATAACGTCAGCGTCTTGCTCGCCATCGTGTTTTGGGTACGCCAAGTCAATCATTTCTATACCATAATTGCTAATCATGTCATTGATAGCCTCGTAAGCCTTTTCAGCTTTATTCTTAACTTCGATTAATTTCTCTTTTGTCATATTATTATAATTTGTTTATGTCAGACTTTTTTATCCAAGAACCATGCTTAGGTAGTTCGTTAAGGACTATTCCTACATATTCTTTTGAATTATATGCTTCAAGGATATACTCTTCTGCGCTAACATCATCAATACACCAATATCCTTCCTCGCCCGTATGAGAGCGAAGAAGGAGTATTACCCAAGGGTAAAGATATGTGTTTGCTTTAATGATTGTGAACATTAATTATTGTGTTTTAAAGTTACACAATTAATAGTTGCCGTTCTCGTAAGGTATTACAATCTCCATTTCTTCGTTGTCCTCAAAGAGGTGGGTGTGATGGAGTTTGTTCTCCTTATCTACCAAGAACCCGCCATCCCACTCGAACGCCTTGCCGTCGGCAGTGTACTGGAGATTGTCACTTCCGTTGTTGTGCTTGGTTAGCATTACATCCTCGATGCGGTGTACTGTCTTTTGCTCGCCATTCTTAAACAAGAGCACACCGCGTTTCGAGTCTTCTGCGTCGGTGTCGTCGTATATCTCAACATTAGGATATTCGTCAACATCGTTCTGTGCTATACTTACTGCTTCTTCTATGTTTTCTGCCTCGAAACTATATAGTTTGACCTTGCCTTTGGCATTAAGGTATTGTACTGTATATTCTCTCATATTCTTTCACTTGTCCGTGTTGCGGTAGGGCTTAATTTGTTAAAATTTATTCTTCGCAAGTCTTAAGGCTTCTTTCATTGTGTTGGCGTAAACCGCAAGCTCCTGCGAGTCTTCATCTTTCGAAACAGCAGCTTTTACAGCCAAGCCTTCTGTTTTGCCATTGAGTAAATAATAGTAATGATTTGCTTCCTTTTTGTCAGCGTATGTGTCGTGTACATCGCCATGCTTATCAACTATTACGTAAAACTGATAAAACTTGTCCATATTAACTCGCTTGTCCGTGTTGCGATAGGGCTGATAAAAATTGTAATTTTAGTTTCTTAAACATAATCTTTTGGTCAAGGCTATCGGCAAAACAAAGAGAAATAGACTCTTTTAATTGTTCGTCCGTTCGGCAATCTATATAATCAGCATAAATAGCTTCAATATAGCTATTATACTTATTAAAATCATATTTTATAGAACCATCAGATAGGTGAACAATATTTTTTGTTCTTCTATCTATATCGTTAATGCAATACTTTTTCTCGCTTGCCTTGCTCAACTGTTCAAGGTCGTTTGAAATAGTAAATGTTAAGCTTTTCTTTCTTCCGATGATTGGCGAACCATCCTTGCGTGTAACTTTAATTTTCATTGTTGTATCTCCTTTTGTTAAGTTATTAATTTTAACACCACAAAATTAATAATTTATTAATAGATGACAAAGTTTTTCTGTTATAATTTTCCACTTTTTAGACTTTTTAAGGCTTCGCGAATTGTTTACACAGCATTTGAGCTTTCGAGCTGCCGTTTATAAGCGTTTTGTAACTTTGCTAACAAAGTTAGCAAGATATGAGAAAAATTACAGAAATACTTTCAAATAGCGACGCGAACACCGTGCACACGTTGCTAACAGCGCGAAAACTGCCATTCCATCGTAGTTTTGAGGAACTTATGCGCCAGTGGGATCCATACAAGCACGATGTGTTTGACGAGAGCAAGCGTAAGAAGAAGAAAATTAAGGTGCCAACAGGACAAAAAGACCCGATGGACGGAAGTCCTATTTACAAAGATGAATTTGTAGATAGGGTAAGAATCGCCATGCCTACACAGAGAGTGGTTGTAGACCGCATCGTCGGTTTTATGCTTACAAATCCCGTAACATACAAGGCGAATTCGCACGGCGTTGTGCTTAAGACACTTGACAACAAGCAGCAGCAACTATACAACGCCATTATGCATTGTTACCACGACAACAAAATGAAATATTTTGACAAAAAGCTTGTGCGTACGGTATCTTCACAGTGCGAGGCGGCAGAGCTGTGGTATATGACGACAGATGAAGACGGAAGGCTGGGCGGCGAGATACGGGTACAGTTGCTTTCGCCCAAAAACGGCGACAAGCTTTACCCTCATTTTAATGACCAGCATCGCATGGATGGCTTCGGTCGCGAATACTTAGTGTTTGACGAGCTGGGCACTTCGGAGATGCATTTCGATGCATACACGGATAGATATGTTTACAAATACATCAATAATGGTTCAGGTTGGGTTATATATGAGGTCAGAGCGCACGGCTTTACCAAGATACCAGTGGTATATTACTACCAGTATAAGGCAGAATGGGCAGACGTTCAATGGGCTGCGGATAGAGTCGAAGTGTGTATTTCTAACTGGGGAGACACTAATGACTATTTTGGCACGCCTAAATACTTTATACAGGGCAGACTTGAAGGTTTTGCGGAGAAAGGTGAGCAGGGTGCAGTCTTCCAAGGTGGAAAAGACACAAGCATGAATGTTTTATCGTGGGACCACTCGCCCGAGTCTGTAAAGGGAGAGATAGCATATTTGTTTAATATTATATTCTCATTCACCCAAACGCCCGACATTTCATTTGAAAACATGAAGACGCTGGGCAACAATACGAGCGGTGCTGCCATTCGTCTTATGTTTACTGACCCGTTCATAAAAGTTGGCAACAAGACGGAGCTTTACGGTGAGATGTTCACACGTCGAAGCAATATCGTCGCAAACGGCATTTGCAACGCTGGCATATACGTCAAAGGTATTGATGCAAGCGTAGCGGAAAACATAGACTTTGAACCAGTATTCGAACCTTATGTTCCTAAAAACGATGTCGAGCTCTTACAACTTATTACACAGAGCAACGGTGGCAAACCGTCAACCTCGCAGCGTCGTAGCATTGAGCTCAATCCTCTTAACGACGACGCAGATAGCGTAGAAAAGGAAATGAAAGAGGAGCAGGAAAATGAAATGATGCAACAGGCTGCGCTTATGGGTGTTGGCGGCTCAGCGAGCGCATCTCAGTCTGTGATGAATGAAGAATAAACATGGCAGGAAAACTTACAACTAAAAAGCGGAAAGAAGATTTAAACAAGCTATTTGCTGAATACAACCGCCGTCTTGGTATGTTGTACAGCGGTTATGTCAGGAAGCTACTCGCTCTTGGCTATACCGAAGATGTGCTCGAAAGCGACGCTCTTTTCAACTTTGCCAACTTTCCAGTGTTCAAAGCTCGACTTGACGAGATATTTAACGACTACTTTCAAAACAGCATGTTATGCTACAAAAGCGGCATAACATGCGGCGTTTCTTTGGCGTATTCGCACGACAATGATGCGCTGGAACAATTCTCCGTGCTGACAGATAAGGCTTTGGAAACCGCAAGAAAAACGGCTGCTGCGACGTTTATAGCCAATAGGCTTAATGCGAAAAACGGATTAAACCTCGCGCAGTCCGTTTGGAACTACTGCCAGCAGACAAAAGCGGAGTTTGAAATGGCGATGTCTAACGTTATAGCCGACGGACTCGAAAAGGGTACGTCCGCAGAAGAGGTGGGCAGAAGAATACGACAGTATTTGAACAACCCCGATATGATGTACCGACGCTATCACACCGTGAAAGTGTTAAAGAACGGACAGAAGAAAGACATTGTTACTTGGCGCAGGAAGCGCATCATTGACGGACGTGTACGCTTCGTAGAAGAACCGCTCGAGCATGTAGGACAGGGTGTGTACCGCTCTGCTCGCAAGAACGCTCTGCGTGTAGCACGCACAGAAATAAATGCAGCCTATCACAAGGCGCGAAATGAACGCTGGGCAAATGAACCATTTGTTATCGGTCAGCACATACATATTTCTCCGCAGCACGATCCAGATGAAGATGCGGACATCTGCGACGAACTCGAGGGTTATTATCCTAAAGATTTTGACTGGGACGGTTGGCATCCCCAATGCATGTGCACCAGCGACCCTGTAATGATAAGCGGCGAGGAGCGCAAGCAGTTCTACAAGCGTATGCTTAACGGTGAAGACATGTCCGGCTACGTTTCGCCGAACAGCATTAAAGACGTGCCCGACCAGTACAAACGATACATCGAAGCCAACGGCGACAAGATTGTAGACGCATTTAAACGTGGTAAGCTGGCATGGCATTTGGCAAACAATAAAAGTTATTGGGTAAAGTACTTGGACGCAGCACAGCGCAAGCAAATGGGCGTAAAAACAATTTCGCGACGCGAAGCAATACAAGAGATTGCAAAAGCAAGGCACGCGAAGCGAGACGCAGCCAAAATACAGCAAAACTGGACGTTAAGGCGGTCATACATGTATCTGGAAAGGATGAACGAAGTTATAGGAAATTTGACATATTCCAATTACACTACTATGGGCAAAGCTTTACAAAAGCGATATCACGATGTTACAGTTGCTCTAAAATCAAATAAGACTTGGGACATTAATAATGTAGAACGTTTTTTTAGACGCTTCAAGCAAGGCGTGTCTACTCGTAAACGTTGGGATAAACTGCTATGGGACGGTTTTTCTCCTGAACAAATAAAAAACTGTCGTGAGCTTGAAAAGAAACTCGGCAAACTTAAAGGTAGACCTATGTCTATTGAATTAGCTGATAGACAAAGTGCAAATCCTTTCTTTAATCTTGGAGAAGAATGGCAAGTTAATTGTGCTACATGTTCACCTACTTATGTCTTGCGAGAAATGGGATTCAATATCATTGCGAAAGGTAATCCTGAAAAATATGGTAATTTAAATTATTGGATGTCAAGAGGACACTCTTTTGATGTATGGAAAAATGCCGATGGGTCTAAACCCAATCCATTGAATACATATCAATGGATGCAAAGCAAAAAATACAAACAAATGACACCTCAACGTTATGCAGAATACATAAATGAAGCAACACAAGAAGAAGGAACTTATATTATCACTCTCGCATGGAAAGGAAATAATGGAGGACATGCTACTATTCTTAAACGCTTAAAAAACGGCAAGATAGTGTACATAGAACCACAGATTTACTCAACAAAAAAAGGTGCGACACGTGATATTATGGAATTATGTAATAATGGTGCACGTTCTTATAGTTCTGTGTATTATAAAGGCATAATGCGAGTGGATGATAAATTATTTGACCCGCAATATGCCGATATATTTACGAAAACGAATTTATAATATGTAGTGCATCAAAACCGTTTATAGTCTCAACTTCAGAACCATCAAATTTAAAAACGACAGGAAATCCCGATTCCATATCATCAGGAAATGAAAATTTATAATAGGCATAATTGTCTTTTGTACCAATGTATCTAAGCCGCTCACCAAATCTATCAAGATACCATTGCGCTGCTTTTCTAACTTTTGAAGGATATTCCATATATACTGACATTTAGTTAATAATATGCAAAAATATATCAAATATTATGAGCAACAAAATAAAAAGGTTACCTTTGCACTACATTGTTGTATCTCTAACGAGATATTACGTTAAACTCCAAATTGCCCACTGCCAAATGTATCTCCGTCGGCAGTGGGCTTTATTTTTAAACAGGAGTTAATCATAAAGCGCATCATCCAAATCGTCGTCGCCAACCAGTCCGTCGGTGCCGGTAGTGATGTCGACCTTGTAGGCTTCTATACTTAGGTTGTAGACGCGACCTTCAAGGCTACCTTCACACGAAACGGCGCTTTTTAAGTTATTTCGAACCTTTACGGTTATCTTTGCTTTGTACAGTCCTTTTTTATCTTCCAGCGTGTAAAGCGTTGCGTCGTCAGGGAAGGCTTCATTGAAGTACTTTTGTATATAAGTTTTTACATCATCTTTAGTTGCAAAGATGCGAAGAATACCATGCCGAATGTTTATCACATCTTTTTCGTTGTTTTCCATTTGGTCGTAAGACTCGCCAACGACAACATATACAGATGATAATGTAGGTGCTTTTTGTGGTTCTCTAACTGTAGCCATACCGCTATTTTCTAAAGTTTATATAAGCACTTGGGTAACGCATCGAGCGATGCTCGGTAACGGCGTACCCTTGTCGGCGAAACGCTCGTACAACGTTTTCCACCGCTTCAAAAGACGATGTGTGCCATTCTTCATTAGGCAAACTACCAACCCAATTTCCTGCGCAACAACCATCGGTTCGCTGTAAAATTTGTACTTCGTTTCTTGTTTCCAGCTTCTCGAGCACCCATGATGCAAGTTCGTTTTCCTGTTGCTCACGGGCATTTGACTTTGGAATTTCTATCATATTATTCTTTGTTTTTGAATTTATAGTTAGGACAATTGTAAGCTTTCATCATAGCCAGCAGGATAGGAAACATAAGTCCATGCTTACATCCTCTACCGTATTTGTCGGCTGCTTCACACGTTTCACAGTTGTATCGTGTATTAATGTTTAATGCTGCCATTTACTCTTCTTTTTCGTATTCTTCCACACTGAAATACTTTTCGTCATCAGTGTTTTCTTTTACCATATTAAGCATACCTCCACCGATGCCGTTGTCAATTACAAGGTCGCAGTGTGCAAACTGGTTGCCCAAAAGATTGTGCGCCACAATAGCTTCGCGCTGTGGCAGCTCATTGGTATTCCAAGCCTCGCTTATTATCGTCGCTGCTTTTCTCGGTATTTGCAACGTAACTTTATTTTTCACTATTTTACCGTTGCAAACGGTTCCAATTTCTACGATTATTGATGCTGTTTCCATATTGTATGTGTTTTGAGTGAATGTTTAAATGCGCTTAACGTTTTCGCCCAACGGATTATTATAAAGTCATCATCTTGTACTTAACGTTTGTTCCAACGTGTTTCGTTATTTTAGATAGCTAACACGCTATCCTCACACGACCAAATTAACGACATTGTGAGTACATGTCGGGTTTTTGACCCTCAAGCGGTTCTCCTTCCTCTTAGAGCTGTATCGCCCTCGAATGTTTTTACGGCTTTTCTTTGCTACGGCAATGGTCTTACCTACGTCTTTTTGCGTGTAGTGCTCACGGCTTGTAATTTTGCGTCTTTGCCAAGCTTTGACGGAAGTGTCAGCCCTTCCTGCTGCGTTTAGTGTTCGCTTCACCCTTTCCCCTTTCAGTCCTTTCTTTGTTTACGAGGCAGGAAACGGCTCAAAGGTAATTGATAACCGAAAATCTGTAAGACTGCCTAAGGCTAATGATGCCTTTGTTCCGTGCGTAGGCTCGAACTACTTGTGCGCCATGTCGCAGCACGGACAATGTAGTGTTTGTTATTTTAGTTTGCTAACCAGGTAGCTAATCTCTTTTTCTGAAAGTCCTATGTTATTAGAATGCTTAAACTTGATTATTTCCTCGATTCCTACCTGCTTTTCCGCGTAAGTCATTGCGCCTTCGATATTATTTTCAGAGAGTGCTTCAACAATACCGCATGCAAAAAGCAACATTTCTGTTTTAGCTTTCTCTTTAAGGTCTTTAAGCTCCTTTTGTAAAATCTCGGCTTTTGTGTTGAATTTACATCCGCACTCGATAGCTATATCCATGCTGATATTCTCGCACATCCTGTCAATGTCGTCGCCAAACATTTGTGCAAAATACGTATCACCTTTAAGCGATTGTAAAATCTGAATCTCTTTTTCTTTTGTCATTGTTGTATCTCCTTTTATTAAGCTATTAATTTTAACACCACAAAATTAATAAATTATTAGTAAACAACAAAATTACTAATAGAAAATATTTAGTATTTAATAAATTTTAAACACACCCTTAAAAAATATATAAAATTATAGTTATTTCTTTGCTGTTGCGCACAAAAAAGAGTATATTTGCAAATATATTAACCCTATGCTTATGAAACAAATCTACGACATGAGCGCAGAAGATGTGCGCCAGTTTGCTTATGAGTACCTGCGATGCGGTGTGACAAGCCGATCTATACATTGTTTCGAACGTTTAAAATGGCTGGGCAAACTGCGACGACATGAGTATTTTCTACTGGCTATGATGCACGCACAAAAAGGAAACAAAACAGAGTTAAGACATACGACAAAAAGATACAATACTATTTTTTAATTCAACATAATAAAATGAAAGCAAAAAAAATTCTAACAGCATTAACATTAGCTGCCTTATTGGCATCAGGCACTGCTTGTTCTAATAATGACGATTCAAATTCAGAAAACAATAAAATAGAAAATACGCATTGGGTTCAAGTAAAATCTAATTTCCATAATGCCGATAACGTTGCTGTTGACAAAATTGAAGAAAACTCTATTGTAACAACAAAAATAAAAGAATTGCAAGGATTGAAATATACAGAAGAATCAGACACAGACACACAAGGTTGGTTTTGGGATTTATGCGAGATAGAAAGACACGACTGTGACTCCGTTATGACTGCATCTTTTAGCTCTAATAAATGCATTTTTCATGTAGAAGTATCTCGTTTACGAGTAAAGGCTAAACTTACAAAAACAGAGAAATATTACAAGCTTACAGAAGGTTCATACATTGTTAGAATCGGATACAGCAACCACTTCGAACAAATTACAGTAAACAGCGACGGTGTTTACAGGGCTGATGGAACACTTTTCATACCGTTTTATGGTGAAAAAGGTGCTGTATACGAAACCGATTATTCGTATACAGACAAACAAACGTTTAGTGAAAATATAGAAGAGTACACAATCGTAGCAGACTATCAAATATCAAACAACCAGATAACGTTTACTTACAACAAAAATGGGCAAAAAGAAGCATTTAAAGGATTGTTATCTCAGGACGGAAAAAATATAACCTTTGATAATAACCCAATAGTAAATTCTGTTAAGTCTTTGAAAAATAAAATATAGCAGCATAACTAAAATATTAAAGTTTAAAAGTGAGGCGTAACAACCTCACTTTTCTTTTAGCAAATCAAAAATCATTTGGCATACATCTTTTATACCATTATGCAAGTAATGCCTTGTTAGATACAGCACATTATAGCCTTTATCCTCTACGTGCTTTGCGTAAGACATGCCAGCTACGACAATGATAGTGTAGCCCTTGGGTGCTACCACGCCGTCTTTTGAAGCGTATTCTTCTAAGATATTGTCCACTTGCGACTGACCTCCTTTTACTTTGTCAGGCTCAGGAATGCTGCCTACAACCTTATTAACGAGTTTGCCGTCACAGAATATTGCGAATGATATAGAGTTTTTTAGGTTTGCTGTGCGGTCTTTATAGCCTTTATTGTCTTTTGAGAAAGTGACAGCCTTCTCGCCAAGCTCTGCCAACATCATACTTAAAACGTTGTCCACAGCTTGCTTTTTCTCCATAAGCCTCTTTTTCAAGGCTTCAACTCCTTTTATCTGTATGTCTACCTTTGCCATACACACAAAGTTACGGTACGTGCTTGTGATTTGAAAGAAAAACAACACCGGCGCATAAACAAAAAGAGGACACGACCGAAGCCCTGCCCTCTCCACCAAAACAATATACTAAAACAAAAACACTCAAATTTTATTCTTGGCTGTAATGTCGAGCTTTATTGTAAGGTCGGCAACATACGCCCAGCGCTCAAGACCTTTGCCGTCGTACATAGAATAATCCATTAGCCACCACTTGCATACGCCTGCCTGTGTGGTTCGTCGCACGGCGAGGCGAAAACCGCTTAGTGTTTGCAAAAGACACCACTCGCCTTCTTCGGGCAGCTCTTTATTCGGCTCATGCCAAATGCTGCGCAGATACTGTTCAATGCCAGCAGCGAAAGATATACACAAGTCTTCGCGTGCAAATGCTTCCCTGCCATCACCTCCACAGAAAAGGTTGAGCGGATATTTCTGCGCCCACATTTCGCCTTTATCTGCTAAATCCTTTCGCGTGAGAACATCAACTTGCGCCGCTTCCATTTTCTTTGTTTTTCGCATCAACGTATTCTTTAAGGACACAAGCTCCGTCGCCCAAAAGTATATATTTTTCTTTTTGAGCGTCAGACATCGCTTCGTAGGCGGCGCGGCTTGCTTTTTTGATGTTCTCAGGGTCGTATAACGTTGTCGTAAACTTGTCAAAGGTTTGCTTTATCTTTTTGTTTTCAACGATGTTTTTTTGATAAACAAACCTGTCTTCATGCATTACGAGCTTCAGCATTTCCTCGACCTGCTTTATCGCCAGCTCTGGATAAACAGCCATAAAGCATTTCTTTATATCCAGGTGGCGCAGGTATTGTATACGGTTAAAAATGTGGTCAAACGTGCTTACAGACATGCACACAAGGTTTTGTAACACCACGACCGTAGCGCACAACCCTGCGCGAGGAACGCCAAGGTTTTGCAATTTCTTCGCTATTTGGTCACGCAGCTTCTCGAGTATCGGTATCGTAATATCGTAGAGCTGGTTGGCGTACTCGTTGCAATAATCAGGCTCAGAGTTTTCTTCCACAATCTTAATCGTTTTGCGAAGCGACTTTTGTGTCTCTTTAAAAATCTTTTTAAGCTCAAATCGAAACAAACCCTTCTTTTGCAGATAGCTTTCCATGTATATAAGCCAGTTGTCCGCTATCAGATATTCTGTATATGAGAACTGGAAAACGGACACTTTTCCTAAGTTAAGCGTTTCTTGAATATACTCTGCGTCTACGCTCTGGTCGGCGAATACACGATGATGATTGCCGAAAGCTTCTATGTTAAAACATTTGATTGGACTTTCCATGTTGCTTTGTTGTATTTACAAGATATTGACGATACTCACTGACTGCTTTTGTGAAATAAGGCGACAGATCCAGTCGGTTCACATATTCTTCTATGGAATTTATGTTCGCACTATTGTCGCCACGCTCCCAACCGTTAGCTGTAAGCACCCAACAGGCGGTTGTGAACGTATCAGATTGCACATTGTTGACCGTGTTGTAGTTCACACGCTTTTCGATTACGATGTTCATCTTTCTGTCATTTGACATAAATTCAAAACCGTTAAGCGTTTTAGCTGCAAAGCTTGTATCTCCATTGCTTCTGATAAAAAAATCTTTATTACACATTGCGTATCTACGTTACTGTTATTTTATTTCTATTACTTTCAGCCACCGCTCAATAGCGAGCCTTGCCTGCTCAAAAGAGTGACAGACAATATACTCAAAACCAAGCTTGCTGACTTTATTTTGAAACTCCTTTTGCTTGTCCGACTGCTTTCCTTTAGTTGTTTTCATCTCCAGAAATAGCACGTTGCGCTGCGCTATAACAACTAAGTCAGCGAAGCCTGCGAGCACGCCCTCGCGCTGCATGATAGCCGCTTCTCTTGCGTTGCGGAAGCCTCCGTTAGGCACGGCGGCAATAATAAACCTCGGGTATTGCATCCGAAACCATTTTACCACAGCTTGCTGTATATTGGATTCGATGTGCCGAGGTTTTCTGCGTGTTGTATTGCAACGCTTTAAAAGTTCGTCAAACTTCATATTTACACCCACTCTTTGTTTTTCGCGTGACTTATCTTGCGATAATAAATCTTGCAACGTTCATTCTCGTAAATACCATCATTTTTAGCGAGAGCGTTCCACAAAGCATTGAGCGTCACGCCGATTTTTTCCCCATGTGCAACAACAAGTTCGGGACAAGTGTTGTACACATAGTTCGTTTTTTTGTTTTTAAACTCGAGCACAACGACGCGCTTGCGAGGATACACTATTTTTCCTTTCATGCCTTAACCTCCTTTTCTATCTGCTGCTGGGACTCACTGATAAGCAAATCAACTATTTTATTGAGCACTTCGCGGTTACAAACGACGTGCGTGCCATTTGTCGCACTAAGCTCCATGCGATACACAACCTCTTCGTTTCGCAGTTTTCGATATTGCTCGTTTAATTCTTTCAGTTGCTTTATAGACATTTTCTTATTTTTTATACAGGTACTACCCAATCAGCAGCACCTGCTATTATTACTACTTTAATATTACAAGGTCAGCAACATGAGTGCCGGCTGGAAGCACAAGGCTATCCATGCGTGTTCCGTACTGCGTCTGCCTTACGATGCTAACATCCTCGTTGATGTTAATAACAACATATATATCTGTGTGAGCTCCAACGGACATTGAAACGACGCTGGCTGTTTCAAGACGCTTTCCATCTTCAACAAGCAAACCATTAACCGCATTGTCCTGCGTTGAAACAACCATCGCTACCGTGTTATCCTTAACGTACTCCGTTGTCGGCACCAGTACCTTGCCTTTGTGTAGCACAACATCTTCGTTTGATATAAGCGGAATAACTGCAGCCCTCAAACGGCTGTCTACGTTTACGTTCTCTGTATTGTGCGGCGTGTCAAGTATTGGCATCTCCGCGGACTGTTCTATTTTCTTTGGTCTTCCCATATCTCTAAAGTTTATTTGTTTTAAAATGGCAAATCATCGACGCTACCAACGCCCACTATCGGCGCATTGCACGCATCGGCTGCGTTGTTCAACACACTCTCAAAAGCCTTCATTCCTCCAAGAATAGGCATTGCATCAAGTTCCTCTTTACTCATTTTTTCGCGCACCTCCTTTGGCAACGACTGCTTTACAAGGTGTGTCTGGTCGTACTTTGGTTCGCGCAGCGCAAACGCACTCAAATCCAAATAAACAGCCTTTGGTGTTCCATCTGTGTTCACACTCACGAATAAATTGTTATCTTCGATAGGAATAACAAGACATTTCTTTGTCGCAGTGCTTCCTTTGAGGCTTGCAACGCCTGCGTTTTTATACTTCAAGGCGTTAAGTTTAATACCAAAATTTTCTTTTTCCATGTTGTGTGTATTTTATTTTTTTAGTTCTCTTATAAGCGCGTCAGCGTATCTTACAGCTTCCTTGGCGCAAGAATCGAGGTCTTGATACTCAAACATCGCATCATTCTTCTCCCGTGCGTCAAATCCTTCGTCCGTGTAAAGAGCGCAAAGCATATCTTTCGCAATCTCGTATCTGCGCTGTTCCCAGTTAATCGACCTATGGGTGATGTTTGTCGTACCGTTACGCTTTTCTCTTGTTAGCTTTGCTACACAATCTTTACAACGTCCCTTGTAGGATTTTGAGAAAACAGACAGCGGCAAAGTCTGTCCACATATCTCACATGTTTTTGTTTCCATATCTCCGTTTTTAAAAGTTAGCCTTCGGAATAGGGAGTCGAACCCTTATCTGCGCCGTGCTTAAGGTTGCATACACGACTACTCATAATCTAACAACTAATAACTTATTATGGCGAAAGCTCGCAACCTACCGACCCAATGCCGGACAAATTATTCCGAAGATAAAAGCCCTACCGCTGTAGGGCTATCCTAAAACCTCAATCGCGCGTCTCGCGACGCTACGAAACAAACTGTTCTATTTTATAATACATGAGTGTTTAAGAAGTCAACCATTGCCAAGTTCTGCGAGAGAATCATCGGTTGGTCAAGCGTCGCGGACTTATACATGTCTGTTGCTGCGTTGTAAAAATCCCAAGCCGTAACCTTGCCCTTGTGGTTGTATGCAAGCATCATCTTTTCCGTGATGCGACCTATCTGTGCTTGATTCAGCGGTATTGTAGCACCGTTCCGTATTTCCTTGTGTTTTGTCTCGGAAGCGACGCGTAAGGCTGTAAGCATTCCTATGATTGTAAACATCTCCTGCGCACTTATCTCGCGACGCTTCATCTTTTCGATTTTCTCGTCGTCTTCGGCGGTGATATTGCGAAGATTATCAAGCCAAATGCTAACCTTTTCAAGCAGCTCGCTCAAGCCAACGCCCATCGTGCTGCCGTCTTTATATGTAGCAGCGTACTGCTCTCGATTCAACATTGTTTGGTTGTGACAGATAACAACGTTTCTTCCAATGCCGACCTGTAAACCTTTTTGGTGGAATGATATAGCAAGGTTTGTTGTTATAGCTTCGTCACCCTCGCCCTTGTCAAGGTCGTAAAGACGAATGTTGCAATACACGCGGCGCAGGATATGCGCTTCGATGGCACGTTCACCAAATTTTTCCTCCTTTTGTGGAAGACGGCTTACACCTGGTGCTCTACGGTCTTTGTTGTTAGCTGCGAACAAATCCCATATCTCAGCACGATAACCACGTTCAGCGCACATCTCTTGTATCTGCTATATGAGCTGAAAATGATAGATGCCCATGAGCGGATTGCCGTTGTAGTCGTTTTCCTTTTCTGTGCGTGCGAGCTGTTCAAGTGTCAGTGTCTGAACCTTGCTTATGTCGAAATCAAGGAACTGACGGTCATTTCCGCTTGCAACTTCGAGTTCTGTTGCTGGCTCAGCGACCATGTTGTTAGATGCTGCTACATTCATTGTTGAATACATTGTTGTTTCCATTTTACTTTGTTGTTACGTTAAACTTGTTAATTATAATTAGAGAGTCTCCACGTTTTCCACGTGCAAAAACTCCTCATCTACCTGCGTGTACATCGGGAGCATTGTTTTGCCATACAGCCATTTCGGCATGACACATTCGTTTAAATCTTCCGACTCGCTGCTTGGGCTTACGATTATCTTATTTTCAGGAACCCAAACTTTCTGATTTTGCTGCTCTCCAAAAGAGAACATCTGCGCTTTAGGCGTTTTGACATCCATCATTGCTTTAGGGCAACGAAAGCGCACCATTGTTGTCGTTATCTCCATTGTTGTTACTTTATGTTGTGTGTTAATAAAATATCCACATTGTGATATAAGCTACGGTAAGGCAGACACCCATGCTTAATGCCCAATACTTACACTCGTTTATTTCTTCTTCACTCCAATTGCGTGGATCCATGTAATCTTTCATATTCTTTTTGTTTTGTGGCGAAGCTTAACACCTCGCCTTGTTTGTTACTTTTCACAGATAATAGTCTCACCGTTGTCTGTCACTTCGGAAAGATATCCTGTAGAGACCTTGTTAAAGAGCTTCATCGCAAATCCTTTGTTTGTTGTGTGACGAGCTTCGTCGGTCTGCTTGTTGTAAATACAGTAAATCATAGTTGTATGTCTTTATTGTTAATAATGTGTGAAGCGTTGTGCTTCGCTATGTTTCTTTGTTAAAGGATATATCTGTCAATCTTTTTGCCGTCGACATAATCCTCTTGCCAAACCTCGTTGTAATCCGAAGTGTCATCAACAAAGTAGCAGCAGACAGACACCATTGCAAGACCGGCATCCAAATGCTCCGTTTCGTAAAACCTACCATCGCTGTGCTTGCCGATGTTCTTAGACTGTGCTTTAGCAATCTTGCAAGCTTCCCTGTAACTGTCAGCTCCAATAAAGCCAACTGATTCGTAATCGTCAACTGTATTGCCTTTTACGTGCTGTTTCAGTACTACCTCGTAGCGAGGTTTAACCGTATCACCTTTCCAATTTTTCATTGTTGTATCTCCTATTTTAGTTGCTTATTAATTTTAACACCGCAAAATTAATAAATTATTAATAAGCAGCAAAATTATTAATAGTAAAAATTTAGTATTTAATATCTTTTAATACTTAATACTAAACACTATATTAATAATTTATTAATTTTGTGGCGCAATTAAGAGCTATCGTAATGAATTTCCCAATCTAAAAGGAACAGGGTTAAATATATTAGACCTCCTTTCGCTATCATTACGAACTCTTGTAAAAAATCGGCGATAGGAGGTTTTTTATTTGAATACAATATGATAAAGAACATACGATACAGCATTGTTGATGGTCTTTTCAAGGATAAAGCATCCCTGAAAGCCATTGCCTTGCTGTTGTTTTTTTATCATAGGAGCGGAAAGAATGTTCTCAAGGACTGGTCGGCAAACAAGCTGGCTAATGTAACGGGCGTACATGCGTACACTATTAAAAAGCGTATCGCTACACTTGTAGATATGGGTTATGCGAAAATAGACGGCAGCTCGCTTGTTTTTCTTTCCGTCGTATCAAAGCACAAGGATAGAAACATTAATATATCAGATATATGCTACGACACCATTAAAGATGTAGAAAAATCCTTGTACGCAATTCTTTTGTGCATTGTTCAGTCTCGAAAGGATTTCTGTAAACGTACCATTCTACAAGCTCGCACAGCCAAGAAATTTGATGTTATCAAAAAGGCTCGCGCACTTAAAAGGAAGTATGGCTACGGAGATACTTATACCGAGAACGGACTTTCGTACAAAAGGATTGCGCAAAAATTAGGTATTTCGCTGAAAACAGCGTTCGATTATGTTAAGTATGCGGTTCTTAAGAAGTTTGTTGCGGTGCAAAATCATTTTCACTCTACCTTCATGCCTAAGGTAGGGGGATATCCTGTACCCTGCTTTACCTTCACAACTAACAACTACGCTTACAACGTAACAGCTAACACATATACAATTATAAATAAATTATTCAAATTAAAAAATCGAGCTACAGCCGTGCTTTAATGCATGGTATATATAGATTATAAAAAATATAGGCTTATGAAAAATTCCACAAAGCTTGAAAAAATAAAGAAATTCCTCGAAGAAAACGGCATCGCGTACAAATGTCGCAACAGGCATAGAAATGGGCACTGCGACTTGTTTGTAATTGCTGCGAAGGTGTCCGTGAAGATAGAAGGAGCAGACGACGATATATTTTATCGCAGACACAGGAAAGGCTACCACCCTGTCTTCGTACGCTCCTCCGACACGCCTAAGTTTGCAATAGAAAAGGTTGCAAACACAATACGCGAATCAATGATTAACCAACAGACACACTTAATGAAACAGCACCATGTGTAGACGAAGATATTGTGGAGAGTGTCCGATGTTTAGATACGAAGACACTGACGGCATCGGGGAGTGTTTTGTATGCAAAGAGTTAAGGACTTGCGGTCAAAAGTGTAAGATAGCCCGTGATAATATAACAGAAAAGCAGGTGCTACGCATATTGCACTACGAGCAAAAATGGCGCAGGGGAACAAAATTAGAGATGCTTTCGCCCGTGCTGTTTGGTGTGGCAATAGACGGTGCGATGCGCTTTATTCGCAAAACGTGTAAAAACAAGTCTTGATATGAAAGCTTCAAAAGTTTTAGTGCGCAGGATAAGGCAAGACCTTATGTCGAAAACAAGCGACGCGGAAAAGGCTGCGATACGCAACTGCGAGCGACTTGGGCATACAGTAGTACGGCAGCAGCCGATATTGACCGGGCGCAAGATGTACTTTGCCGACATATATCTGCCGAATTTGAAGACGATAGTCGAAATAGACGGGGAGTATCATTACACCAAGTGTCAAAAGCGCAAGGACAACAACCGCTCCGCAGGAATTTGGCGCATGGGTTATCACGTTGTAAGATTGAGCAACCACGACGCGCGTGATATAAACAAAGTAAAAGCAAAAATAGAACTTATAAAAAGGAGATACAGAAAATGATTTAAATGTATGAAAAGACACGCATACAGAAACAAAGTACCCTACTCCACGCTGCATCCCGACGCAAGACACTGGACTCGCAAGGGCAGTTCGTGGAAACAGAAAGTTGGCTACGACACGAAAGACGAGGCGTGGGAGTTTCTTGAGCAGAACCCGAAGCTGAAAGCGATGGGCGAACGTCCGTATTTCTGCGAACTATGCTCTAAGTGGCATATAGGCAGACGAGCAAGAAGCTTTAGGAGGCAATGAAGAAGTATTACGAAGACAACAAGAATCAAGAACAAAGTGTTTTAAAATGAAGGTTTAAATGAAGAAAAAAAATAAAAATAAACGAATACTCTACGGGTATCATAATTTGCGCGAGTTATCGGAAAGAGCTTTGCGAAATCTTGATGGAGCGATGGATAATGCCCATGATGTTGCCGTAATGCGCTATGTGTTGTTGCAGTTCGTTAATTGGTTCAAGACGGACTTTAAGGAACTGCCACTATTCAGTAAGGACCCGTTTACGGATGATGCCTGCAACGGCTTCGCGCGGCTAATCGCCAAATATATGGTAGATATTACGAAAGATAAAAACAAAGGGAAGATATGACCCACATCTACATTTCCGTACATCCCGTTAGTCATCGACTCGAATGGCGAGGATGGGGGGGTAGTTTCTCGCCCGCCCTTCGAGCCACCGACTACAAATGCCCGCACTGCATAATGATTGAATATGACTAAGAAGCATCCATTCGACGATTTTCATCAGCGCATCCATTGGAGCGGAACCTGTATCGGAACCATAACTCAACAATGGGGCAATCCTGCACCTCGTCACGGATGGAGATTAATTATTGAATATGACTGACCCTCACTATAAGCGCGGCACCACATGCAAGGACGGCAAGCTGTATGGCGCTATCCCGACGGCTCGCTCTATCGCATCTACTCCACCACCGGCCGACCGTTTCTTCAGTTGGTGAACCGAGATGGCGAGACGTTCCTACGCATACGCCAAGCCACCGAGTTGGGCTACACCGACTGTTCCTGCCCAGGAGCTGCCGACCTAAGTTATCCGTCCTCGGCTCTGAGGCGCAGTCGCACAGTCGGGGGTGGTAAGCTCGTAAACGCACTGACCGCTGCAAGTAGCGGAATCTGCGTGTTTGTTGAATTATAAATAAAAGGAGAAATGAATTATGAGTTACAATACAACGAAGATAACCGTATTTAACGACGAAAAGGATTGGTATTATGGATTTTGACTTCTACCAATATCCTCGTGGTGAGAACAGGGGAGGTAGGCTAAACACTACGATTTGTCCGACCATCACTATATGTTCATGGTCGTGCAATTGTTTTCTGATTGAAGAATATGATTAACATACAACCCTTAAATGTCTGTGTGGGAGGAATATCAGTAACACTGAATACCCGATACGAGCAACTTTGCATTGAGCATTTGATGTCACTCGCCCACTTTCCGAGGACAGGCGTAATGATTGAATACAAATAAAACAATATGATTACAAAACTCAATTTTACCGACCGCACCATCAAGAGCTATGCCATCCGCAAGCTCACACCCAAGGAGTGTTTTCGTCTGATGGGCGTTCGCGACAATGTAATCGGCACGATGCAGAGCAGCAATGCTCAAGCAGCCGAACGACTGCCCGACTGGAAGGGCAAGGGCAAACCCGAAGACATTATGGCTCGCGCTGTACTTGTGGCGCAGCAAACGCTCGCACGTCGCGAGGAGCGCATTAAAGAACTCGAAGAACAAGGTCGGCGGCAGGAAATCGTTATCGAACAAAAGGACGCACAAATTGATGCGCAAGACAAGCAGATTAAAATCGCAGCACCTAAAGCAGACTACTACGACAAAACACTTGCGTCAAAGAGTTGCATGACAACAACACAGGTGGCTGACGATTTGCATATAACCGCTCATACTCTCAATCGCAAGCTACAAGAAATAGGTATAATCTATTCGCAGTCTGGTCAGTGGCATCTAAAGATGCCGTACAAGAAATGGAACCTGGCAGGCACACGCACCTACAACTACCAATCAAGCAACGGTGAGGTGATAACGAAAGTAACGCTTGTATGGAATCAGCGTGGCAAGCGTTTTATTCTCGCGCTTTACAATAACAATTTTGATGTAAAGCGAGCTATCGCAGAGATAAAAGGTGACATATCAAACAAGTAACACAACCCAAAAAATAGAGTAGATTATGAACAACAATAAATCAAACGAAAACGAAACAACCTACAAGGTAAGCAAAACCACAACCGATATGCTCAACATCTTACGCGAGTTTGTAAGTTGGCAGGATAAGGCTATAAGCCTGTTTGAAGGCAAGGAACAGGGTGACGAAGTTATAGAAGCAACGGTCGCGACATTTGACAGTATAAAAAGAGCTATCGCCGCCAACGTTGAGCAGAACCTTTGCAACTTGCAGAGTGGCAGGATTTAAACCAAGACAAACATTAAGCACGGAGTACATCGCATTAAGTTACGGTGTGCTCCGTTTTATTTTGCTTATAATGCATCATTTTCGCAGCCTGTATAAAGTTATAAGCACCAACAAAAACAGCCCAGCAAACCAAAGAAAAACGCCTAAAAATAAAATTGTTTACACAGCCTTTTTAAAATTCTTTACACACATTCATTAATAAAGTAATTTTGTGTTAGATAAAATTACCCATTAACGTAAACAGAATAAAGTATGACAATTAAAGAGAAAGTGCTTGCTTCTTGCAAAACGTCGTTCGCGAAGTACGGTTTGAAGAAGGATGAACTTGCAAAGCTGGTAGACCAGATTGTCGCAAGTCGTGGTTTAACAGATGAGTCAACAGACGAGAATGTTACTGAAGCTATTACAGCCGTGGAGCCGTATGTTGGTATGATGCAAGCGGCGTTCAATAGAGCCGTGAGCGAAACAACGAAGAAGTACGAAGGCTGGGTAGACCCAAAGGCTACTCCGACACCTCCGACAAACACACCGACTCCTCCAGTTCCGCCAACAACAGAAACTCCGCTTACAGCCGAAGCTGTAGCAAAGATGATTGCCGAAGTAAAGAACGACCAGCAGAAGGCTGTAAACGAGGCGGTCGCAGCTGCTCTTGCTCCGTATAAGGAACGCGAGGAGCGCACAAGACTCGCAACGTTGCTGCAAAGTAATGAGAAGCTAAAGAACGTGCCCGAAGTATTCCGTTCACGCTATCAACTCGACAAAGAGGAAAACCTCGACAGTGTTGTGGAGCAGATTAACAATGATTTCACAGAAATGAAGCAAAAGCTTGTCGCAGATGGAACATTTGTTTCTGCGCCGACAACAAGTACTCCGCAGTCTGAGCAGGATGATTTTATCAAGCGCATGGAAGGCTTCGCGCAGCGTAACGCTCCCAAGCCTGAGGGCGCATCGTAATCTCAATATATAGCAACAACTAAAATTTTTAATTATGGCTTATAAAGGAATGTTTTTCAAGAAAGTAAAGCCGACAAGTATCAAGGAGGCTTCTTGGTGGGAGGAAATGTGTGTCCGCAGACAGGGCGGTTATGACCTCGACCAGAGCAATCTTCCAGCTGGCTTGAAATGGCTTCCTAAGGGCGCTGTCGTAAAGCTCGGCACTGGAGGCAAGGCAGTTGTTATTAAATCGGCAAAGGTAACGGAAAAGGCGACAAGCACGGCTAAGACCGTCAAGCTCTCAGCAGGCTCTCTTTACAAGGAAGGCGACACAATCGGCGGCAAGAAGATTGCTTCTATTGTAAGAGCAGAAAGTGGCGACACGGTAACTCTTACAGCTGGACTTGATGCAGAGCTCGCAGAGGGTGCCATTGTTACTGACTACGACAAGAGCAAGGATATTCTTCTCGGCTTTGCATACGCGACAAAGGAGCTTGACCCCGATGCTGCGCAGGTCGTAGAGCCGACTCTGCGTGTGATGGAGGTCGAGGAAGACTCTCTGCCCTACCCGATTAACAGCGACATCAAGGAAGGCTTGAACGCAAACGGCATCGCTTTGTTCAAGATTCAGTAAGTATTAACACAGGATAACTTTAAAAATATAGAAAAGGTATGAATAGTATATTGAAGCAGCTATTAGACCCTAAGTCTTTTCAGACCTATATTGACGAGAACATGAAGACCTCAACATACAAGGCTTTGTGGAAAAACGAGATTAAGCAGGTAGACTATTGCGCAGCCAAGGTTTATCAGGCTAACCTCGCTGAATACACAGCTGCAATGGTTGGTTCTGTTATCGCCAAGAACGCTGAAAGACCTGTTCACCACATGCCCGATTTCGGTCAGCTCACAGGTTCGGTTGGTCGCTACGGTGACGAGTGGGAACTCGACAACGACTACCTCGACCAGATGCATCAGCTCGAGGGTCGCTATCGTGATGTTCAGGGTCGCAACTATACGCAGGCGCAGCTTAATGCGCAGTACGACAAACTTATTGAGTTTTCTTTCCGTCCGTTTGAACGTGCGGTCGTTGCTCCGCACAAGCGTCTTGATATGCTCTACTATGAAGGTCTTTACTTGGGCACACAGACCGTCTCTCGCACGAACAATGCTAAGGCAAACGTGTCTTACACCTTTGACCTCGGCATTAAGCAGCTCGCCGTTACAACATCATGGGGCGAGGAAAATGCAACTCCGTTCGCGGACATCAAGAAGCTTAAGGACGAGGCGAAGGCTCACGGTCGCAAGATTCGTAAGCTCCGTATGTCTGAAAACACATTCTACAAGATGTGCAAGGCTAAGGAGATAAAAGACACCTTTAAGCTCAACCTTGGCACGGTACAGCTCAATCCAGCGGTTCCGATGCTCACAACAGAGCAGGTAAACACTTATCTGCGTTCTATTTTGCTCCCGACAATTCAGATTGACGAAGACCAGTTTGTGACCCTCGCCGACGGCACGACACACAACCTTATTGCGGATGACCGCGTGGTTGCTCAGTGCGCTGAAAGTGTGGCTATCATGAAGATTTCAGACGCATTGGAGCTGGCAGACCCGATTCCAGGCGTTTCTTACTCTTCGCACGACGACAACCTCGTTGGTTACTGGCGTGACAAGACTGGCTATCATATCAACTATGATATGTGGGCGCAGCCTGTATTTAACGGTCTCAATGACCTCTATATCCTCAAGACTACGGTATAATCGTAGCCTTGGGGTAAAAATTAAAAGATGTAGTAGTAGTTATAGTTGTAGTATTAAGACAAGGTAGCATGACAATCTCGGAAGCCATCGCAAGCGAAATTCAGCCTTTCTCAACGTCGGACGAGGCGTTAGAGAAGATGTTTATCGACGCTGCCGATAAATTCGGTGCCTCGGAAAGCGTCGATGACGCATACAGTGTGGCTGTAAAGAAGCCTGTAGCGTATGCTGCAATGCGCATACTTTACAAAATGCGTACACTTTCAAGCGAGAATGTGGGCGGCGTATCACAAAGCTACAAGAGCGATGACGAACTGATTGACGATATGATAAAATCTATTGCCAAGGACGCAGGATTGAGTGCTGACCTTGTTCTTAATACAGACTCTGATAGCTATTGGTTGCAAAGTGTAAAGGTTTGGTAAGGAGGGTGGATGTATGAACTTCGAGGATAAACTGCAAGTACAGCTCAAAATATACAACGTTGGGTATGTTCAAATAGGTAGCGTGTTCTACGACATGAAGGATAGCGGAGAACCAGACTTTGATGTTAAAAACGAAAATGTCGGCAGCGGATACGACGCGCAGGGCAATCCGATTGAAGCAACGGCAACACGCTTTCTCGATTTTGGCAAATGTCTAATCTTTCCGAATACAAAGGCAAGCCTTATCACGTTGAATGATGGCAGTAAGTATCAATACGCCTACGAGGTGATAGCACCGCTGTCAAAGCAGAAATACAAAATGCTGCCAACGGAAGGGGATACTGTAAAAATAATGAAAAAAGACGGCACAATAGAAAAGGAGATGGAAGTCAAAGGGTTTGTTACCCTTAAACGACGCTATTTGAAATTGTGGCTATAAAACGCAGGGTATGATAATAGGTGACGACGCTGTAAGCGCGATGTACGAATACATTTGCAATAACCTGCCGAATATAGGAGTTGAAAAGGGTAACGTTTTTAAATATAAACGACCCAAAAAGCTTGATTCGGACAGTTATATTGTTATTAATCACTTGCCGTTTGTACACGAAAGTGAGATAGAAAACGGCATGATTAACGTAAACGTGCATGTGCAAAAAACAGCCTCTGATGAACCGAATACAAAGAAACTTACAACGCAAGCGAAAGCAATTCTTGCCTTGTTCAAGAATAGCACATACCTTGGCGGTGCATATTTTGACAGCTATTCTGATTCTCTTCCTACAGAGGACAACGATAATACATACTATATCAATCTGAAATTCAAAGTAACGTATAACAACTTAAAGAAATAAAATATGGCAAAAACAGGCAAAGACGGCGTGTATGGCATTGACGAGTTTGCAATCGCTACCCCTGCGGAAAATGGTGCTTATCCTACCAGTTTTCCATTTAAATTTAAGGCTATTGTACAGGGCTCTTTGAGCTTTAACGACAACGCGGCATCTACAACAGACGTTGAAATCGAGGACTCAGAAGACCCGTACGCAGTATTAACCTCTTCGGCTGCAACTAAAGGTTTTACGGTTCAGACATACGACATGTCTCCTGAAACGTATAAAGAGATCCTTGGTTTTACTTCAACTGACCAAAAATGGAACAACGAGCAGCCAACAGAAACACAGATATTCAAAGCTGTACAGATTAAGACAAAGGTACTCGACGACATCCCTGCAAAGGTGTTCCAATGGGCAAAAATGAAGCTTACTGTCACCCGTAGTGGCTCTATTGGCAAGACCGGTCTTCCAAATCTTAACATTGAATTCCGTCAGATGGCAGTAATGGATGCAAGTGGCGAGAAGGTTTCTGGTCATCGATGGGCATACCTCGAGGACGTTAAGACAGATGTCGAGAAAAAGCTTTAAGTCTTTGCATAGGTTATATAATTTCAAATCGTTAATTAGCGGCGAGGCAAGGAGAAATTCTAAGCCGCGCCGCCTTTATTTTAAGCATACAGCTATATGAAAACATCAGATAAGAAACACGTCGCTGAAACGCTCAAAGAGCAATCAACAAAAATAAAAGTTGGAAGATTTATTTTTAAGGTCAAGCCGCTGACTCTTATGCAGATATACGAGATGTCTGTCATTGCGAATGATATAAAAAAGTCTAATTGGGAGCTTGGTGATAAAATAAATGTTATTAGCGAGACTATATCACACGGCAATGATGCACGTTTAATGTGTGAAATATTTGTTATTTGTGCTTTTAGGAAAACCTGGAGGCGCAAAATGTGGTCACGCTACATTAATCATCATTTACAGATTAAAGCGTTCAACGACCTTATTCAATTTGTAAGTCATTCTTTTAATGTAAATTTTTTCTTAACCTCTATCACTTTCCTCACCCAAACGATAGCAATGACAGAGCCGACAACGACTCGCCATGGGCAATCATCGGAGGAGTAATGAAATACTTTCGTATGAGTTACGAGGAGGTCGTATTTAATCGCTCATACATCAACATTATCCTTCTTAATCGCTCAATACCTTCATGGGATAACCCAGACAAAAAAGAAGATGAAGGTAGCGACAAAAAGAGAAAGGAAGAAATAGGCACTTGCAAACCGATAAACAAATCAATACACGCATCAGATTTCTTTATGAATATGATGGGATAACACTATATATATTATGGCAGAAGAAATACTTGGTATAAGCGGACAGATGGATATTTCCGATATCCAAAAGTCATTCGACACTTTATTTGGAAATCTCGATGAGCTCGGAGTAAAAACGGACAGCCTTAGCGCACGAATGACAAAAGCGTTGAGCGATATTGCACAAAGTTCCGATGTAAGCAACAAAAGTACACAGCAAGCATTTAAGGAGCTTAATGCGATAATATCCGAGGCGCAGGAGAAGCTGACAACAACGCCTAAAAAGATTCAAGATGTTTCTTTGGAATTGTCAAACGCAGCAAAAACGGTCGAAACGCTTAAAGATAGACTTTCGCAAGCGACGGTCGGGACAACAGAGTGGAATACGGTTACTCAAATGCTTGAAAATCAAAACAAGACTGTCGAACGACTCAAGGCGCAGTATTCCGCATTAACAAACACTTTTTCAGACGCTCAAACAGCCGCTAACGTGCTCGGTACAACAATGGGTACTGTCAATACTGTTAGTTCTCTTTCAAACGCAGCTACTGGCGTTAATGCAGGGCTTCACGTCGGCGTGGCGGCAGCCGTGGGTGCTGAAAGTGTGGCACACGCAGCCAATGCGGAAAAAATTGGAGTCGAAACACAGGCAGTAAACGACAACACGCAAGCGTTTCAAGAAGCAAATGAAACAAGCAGACAACGAACAGAAACGGCAAATGCAGAAGCGATAGCACTCGACAAGTTGTCTGAACAAGTGTTGCAAGGCAAAGCAAGCGAAGAGGAGTACATAAAAGCCAAGGAGAGCGCGGAGGAGCGTTACCGTCAACTAATGAACGAGCAAGCGGAATTGCTCGAAAAGGAGAAAAAGGCAAGAGAAGAAGCGAATACTTTTAAGGTTGTGGACGGTAATATCGTCAGTGGTGACAACGATATGAACGCACGTGCAGCTGATGCACTTTTGGAGCGTGCTGCAAATATCAGAAAAGAAGCCGACGAAATAGCTAATAGCTTAAATCGACTTTCCGAGGCGTACACATCAACGACACAGACAGCACAAGCTGAGCAAAAAAAAGAAGAAGAAAGCACAAACAAAACGCTTGACGCAATACGAGCAAAAGAAGATGAACTAAAGAAGCTCAACGAACAAGTAGAGCTAATGAAGGCGCACCATGCAAACGGATGGGGCGGCGACTTCTTTACGTCTATGCGCAAAGGCGAAAATCCGCTTAACGTCATAAAGGACTATTTCGCTGAAGGTAGCGCAATCAAGGAAAAGCAACAGCAAATTGCCGATATTACAGCAGAGCTTGAAAAATTGCGCACGGCAGCAGACGAAACAAAAACATCTACTACCGATATTTGGAGTGGAATGTCAAAAAACGACATTACAAACTCTATACAGGAAAACATTGCGCAATTAAAGATACTCAAAAGCGAGTATTCCGAAATTGCCCAAGTTTACGGCAAAGACAGCGATAAGGCGCAGGCAAACAAGGAAAAACAAGAAGAAATAACTCGCGAAATAATCCAAAGCAAGGAAAAGCTCCGCGAAATGGGCACATCCTATGAGGATGCGACCAAAGAAGCTAAAAAAACCGCGAAAGAAACCAAAGGTATCGGCAAGGAGGCAGAAAAGTCTTCATCAAAGGTTAAAGGTATATTTGGAGGGCTTAAAAGCTCTTTTAGTGGTTTGATGAAGGGCGATTTCTCGGGTTTGTTTAAATTTGTCGGCAAAATTGGCATTTGGGGTGCTGGTATTGCAGCTGTAGGGAAAGGCTTGTTTGAAGCGTCTAAAGCAGCAGAAGAGTTTCGCGTAGCTATGCAACCTTTAAATCATTACATGGACGCAAGTAAAGTTCAAGAAGTTAGCCAAAATATCTTATCTATGACTTCTAAAACAACGAAGTCGTGCGCGGACATGGCGAACGCTGCGTTACAGTTTGCAAAGGTTTGGGATGGGTTGAAAGATGCACCTGGTGCTCTCACCCAAATGATTGAGAGCTCGAACGAATACGGTGCGTTGACAGGAAGAACATCCGAAGAGGGAGCGAAGGCTATCTCACAAATGGCTTCCGAGTATCACATGACAGCACAAGAAGCTTCAGAGATGAACAACATTATTGCTTCGGCAGCAAAACACTCTACGGATTCGTTCGGAGAAATGTCTGACGCTATTGCTTCCGCTGGTTCAACAACAGCGTTATACGGAGTCACCTTTGAGGAGACAGCTACACTTATCGGTTATTCAAGCGGACAGTTTGGCAATGCTCAAAAGGCAGCATCCAAGCTTTCAATGCTACTTATGAGCATGTCTAAGCTACAAGACAAGTACAACCCGTCAGTAGTTGGTATGGTTACAGCCCTGAAAAACCTTAAAGATGCTTATGAAAGAGGTGAGAATGTTGCATCTAAATTCATGGCTCGCAACAGGTCTGTGGCTATGTATTTTATTAAAAATGCAGATGCTATTGAGCAATACGGCAAAAAGCTGAAAGATGCCGATGCAAAAAACGAACTTCTTGGCGATTTAAGCCAACGCGCTTCCACAAATTTGAAAGCTTTAAAAAATGAATGGAACGGCTTTTTAACGGGTCTGAATGCCAATCTTACGCCCGTACTCACAAATATTCTGAAATTTTTTAGAACAATTACAGGCGGAGCACAAGAAGCTGCCGATGTGCTACATTATCTAAAAGTCATGGATAATGAAAAAGGTCGGTCTAAGGCATCAATCGGTCCTGTTGGTACAGGTGGCTTTAATGCCAACCTCGCAGGAAGCACAATCGCAGAAGGGGCGGATGTCGATTTGTACAAAAAACAAAGAGACGCACTACAAAAAATCTATAACAAAGCCGTTGCAGCGGCTCGCAACAAATATAAGCCAAACTCAAAAAAGGGCTACCAAGGTATTAGTGCCGAAGGTATGTTTAACGCAGGTATGAATGCTGTTAAAAATGCTATAGAAAACAGCCCACAAAATTACTCCCAATTTAAAAAAAGTCGCATCTATAACTACTTTTACAAAGAGAACAAAAAAAACACCCTCGCGTTAAATCAAAAACCCAACAATACAAATACAGATTTAGGCGGCGGTTTCGGCGGCGACGACAAAGGCGAAGAAGCACGCAAATATCGTGAACAGCTGGCTGAACAACAAGCAAAGGAAGAAGCACGCAAGCGCAAGGAGAGATGGGATTTGTATGTAGCGGAAGAAGAAAAAGGCATCGCAAAAGAAAAGGATGTTGCTGAAAAGGAGCGCCGTCAAAAGAAATTGGATTTTGAAAAAAAATTACATCAAATCGACGAGGAAGCAGAGCAGCTAAAACAGGCAAACATACAGGCGGCTAAGGCAAAGTATGACAATGACCCTCAAAATAAAAAGAAAGAAGGATTTTATGCGTCTGGGTTAGATAAAAAGGTAACATTAACAGAAAAGCAGCAGAAGATAATATCAACAAAAAAAGAAGTTGTTCATGCTCAGGTTAGAGAGGAAGACGAAAAGGCACTTAAAAATCTTACAGATAAGTATCGAAACGAAAACCAAGAACGCCTGGAAATTGAAAAAAAATACGATGCTGACATAAAAAAAATACAAGAAGCACGGGCAAAAAAACAGGAAGAATTAAACAAAGCAACAACAGAAGAGCAGAAAGAAGAGTTACAAAAACAGATTGACAACCTTGTGTTAGCAGAAGCGAAAGCGACTAAAGACAAAGGTGAAGCTATTGTATCATTCGATTTTGACTTATTGAAGAAAAACCCTGAATACATTCAGGCATTTGAGGATTTGAATAATGTGAGCAACGAAACACTCACAAGCCTTATCGACATGTTCGAAAAGTTCAAGACCAAAGCAGCCGAATCAATGTCGCCTGACCAAATAAGAGAATTTACGAATACATTGCAATCAATGCAAGATGCATTGTTAGAACGTGAAAATCCCTTTACGCAGGTGGCAGAAACCGCAGTAGAATACCAAATATCAAATGCACAAGTAAAAGCCTTAGAAGACTATATCAAAGCCTTAAAAGAAGGCAAAAACATCGAACAAGCCAACGTAGAGGTATCAAAAAAACTCGGTAAAACATACAAAAATCAAGAAGAGGCAGAAAAAGAACTTGCTAAAGCAAAAGATAAACGCAATAAAGCGGAAAATAAACATCAGAAAGCCGTCAAAAATCTCAACGCAAAAATCAACGAGTTGGCAGACTCTATTAATTCGTTGGGTGACATTATTGGTGGTACGGAAGGACAAATTTTAGGCATTATCGGCGGTGTATTATCATTTGTAACACAAACCACAGAAGGTATTAAACTTGTTGCAACAACAGGAGCTAACGCTATCTCATCAATAGAAAAGGCATCTGTTATATTAGGTATTATATCAGCAGCAATTCAGTTGTTACAGAAAATCGGTTCGATGTTCAAAGATACTCATGCGCAATACGAAGAGTATGCCCAAAAATTAAAGGCAGTAAACGATTTGACGACCGCGGTAAATGAGTATAAATTAGCCGTGATAAAAGCTCAACAACAAGAAAAAACGTGGTTTGCATCTACAGGATTAATAGACCTTCGCGAATCGTGGACATATTCTCAAGAAGCTTTACAAGGGTATTTAGATAAACTGACAGAAACACAGGCGATATATCAAAACGAAAGTGGCGGAGGATGGCTTACAAATTCTTTGAAGTGGGTAGGCTCCGCAGTTGGAAAGATTGTATCATTACCTGGAGAACTTGTAAAAAAAGGATTCGAGGCTCTGGGTGTCGATATGAATAATTGGTTTGGAAAAATCACTAAGGGTGTCGTTAATTTTGCGACAGGTGGATTTGAGGCTATTCTTGGCGCAGGTATTGGGAAAATGGTAGACAATAGCAATAAATATGACAAAGGTACTACTGCGGCTTATAATAACTTGCGCATTGAAACCAGAAAAAAATCCAGTGGTTTCTTAGGTTCGGGCATTGGTGGTCACAAGCAAAAAACAAAAGACCTGCGCGAATGGGTAAAAGATAAATTTGGTAAAGATTTATTCGATGAAAATTACATGATAGATGTGGATTTAGCGAAAGTAATTCTTGATAAATACGGCGACAAATTGGTAGGTCAAACGAAAGAAACATTAGAAGAACTTATAAAATTTAAGGAGGAGTATGATAAATTCAACGAGCAATTGCATGAGTATGTATCTGAACTGTATTCGCCATTAGTGGACAACTTTACCGATGCTCTTTTTGATTGGTTTGATAATGGAAAAGACGTGATGGATTCTTTTAAGCAATATGCCACGTCTACATTTCGTGAAATAGCAAAAGAGATGATTAAGTCGATGGTTATCACGGAAATTTTCAACAAGTACAAAGACCAGTTGTCTAATATATATATGGCATATATATCAGGCGCGATGTCAGAGGAGCAATTTATTAATTCTATGTCTGGAGTTATAGGTTCGCTTACCAACGACCTCGAAAAAGGAATACCAGCGGCTCAAAAGACGTTGACGATGCTTGATGAAAGTTTAGGGAAACATGGCTATAGTTTGCATGAAGCAGAGCAATCTTCACAATCCGCAACAGGCAAGGCTATTGAGGCTGTAACAGCAGACCAAGCCAACACCTTGATAGGTATAGGTTACGCTATGCAAATATCAATAGAACAGGGCAATACTACGCGTGAAAGTATGCGCAGTAATGTCGAAACAATATGTTACTACCAGACACAAATATCTTGCGACATTTCAGAAATAAAGGATATACAATACCAAGGACTAAATCAGTTGCAACAGATAGTAAAAAACACAGAACCCATCGTTGCAATCAATGAGAATATAGCGAGCATGTATAAATTAATGAAAGAAAGAATATAGTATGAAAAATCAAGCATTTATAAAGCTTTTGAGCGAAGACGACACAAAATATGTCGACCTTAATGAGTTTGGTGTCACCCTCACACGAGGATGGCGCGAAGCTTTGCTAACGCCAGCACCCGTAAAAGATTATGTTAGCAACGATAGCCGAATTGAGCATGGCGTTAATATGATAGCCACACCAGAATGCGCCAAGCTCAACAAAAGAAATGTTGATATTCCCCTTTTTTTAGAAGGACATTCTACCGAAGATTATCTTGAAAAATTGGAGTCTTTTTTTGAAAAAATAGCGTACAGCGGTGAATTTTGTATGAAAGTGCCCTGTTTAAAACGGGTTTTCAAATTTGTTTATTCGCAATGTTCAAAATTTGGAGATTACGGCTTAAAAAAGGGTAATTTTACACTAAAACTTATCGAACCAAACCCCAAAGACAGACTAAAGATATGATAAATATATACAATCCCAACGGCGATATTCTAATGCAAGCCATTGTCGCCAAAGATGCAAAGAGAGAAGAAGAATTGTCAAAATCCGATTATATATCTCTGTCGTTCAATGCGGTTGAAAAAATCGCATTGCCAATGGGTGCGTATATAGAGCACACGTATTATATTGACAAAACGAGAAGTGTAACACAAAAATTTATGCTTCTCGAACCTTATACGCCTACACAGACGGATGAAATATCATGGAAATACACCATGGAATTTCATCACCCAAAGATGCAACTTGGTAAAATACCGTTTTACATTAAAACCAAAAACTCTCAAAATGAAGATATTAATCAGACAATTTGGAGTTTTGTTGGTACTCCACAAGGCATAATGGGAAAAGTGTGCGACTTTCTTAACAACGACATAAAATTTGGTAAATGTGGATGGAAAGCAATATTATCTGAAACGGTAAAAAACTCCCTAAGCGTAAGTTTTAGCGATAATGATGTCTTGTCGGCTTTAAGTGCAATCTCTAACGCTGCTGGAGATGAATGCGAATGGCATATTGACTACGACGACGAGATTGTTTACCTTGGCAAGGTGGCTATTGAAAGCGCAGAAAAATTTAAATTAAGTGTCGGTGAAAACGTGGGCGTTCCCTCCGTTACAGAAAGTAGCGACGGATATTATAATGCTTTCGCGGTCTTTGGCGGTACACGCAACATTACGCAGGTCAATGATAAAAATGAAAATGTTTCGTCAGGCGATATAAGATTGCAACTCGCCAAAGGTGATGGTTTAATGGTTATTGATGGCAGTCCTGTGCAATTTAGCATAGACGAGTTCTCTGTTATGGATTTGCGTACGGACAAAACATTGCCTAAATTTACAAAGGTGCTGAATTTTCCTGATATTTACCCATCTCTTGACACCTACGTTTACGATGTGCGAGGACGCAAGAAGTATGTACTCGACCCACAAACGAACAAGCCTATAGTGTTACGCAAAGACGAGCAAGGCAACGTGCTCGAATACAAAACGTTTACGGTTTGGTTTATGCGTCTGGCTTACTGCACAAAGAACAAAGAAGCGGACAAGCAAGCTGTCAACAGCACGGTTAAAGACGGCGTTACATATTATTGGTACGATTTTGTAATTACGGATGATTTAAAGATTAACGGAAAGAATTTATCTTGCTCGTTTGAACCCAATTTTGAAGAAGGAGCGTTGTCAACGCCTCTTGCTGGCAGGGGAACGAACGGCGATTATGTTGGCTTTGAGCTAACATATCACACGAAATCAAAAACCTCGCATGATTATGACGATTGTTCAACTGGCAATTTTAACATCAAACAAGGCGATTATGAAATAATATATCAAGAGGACAACAATATTATAATCCCAACGAACGAGGAGCAGTTGATAATACCTAAGGGCAAAGCTTTGCCAACATTTGAGTGTAATAAGGTAGTCCTGTATAATATTGCTATGGCGGATGTCTATAAGGTGTCGGCACAGGAAAAGCTCTTGGAAGCTGCGAAAAAAGATATTATACTCGCGCTGGCAGACACAAATAACTACACCGTCAAGTCTTATCCGCATGTATTTAAAGCCCAAAAGCCAAGATTGCAAATTGGGCAGAGCGTTTCACTTTCAGGCAAAGGACTGCGACTTGATACTCGTGTTTTAAAACTCTCAACAAACTTGGATTTCGATTATATCCAAGAGATAACGGTTGGAAATAAGGTTATAAAAGGCGCTGTTTCGCAATTAAAAGAAGACGTACAATCAATAATCGCTAACGGCGGCGGCAGCGGCAGTGGTGGCGGTTATAGCGTCGCGCAGTTCGAATCACTTGTATCAAAATACGGTATCAAACACTTTCTTTCAAAGGAATTTGCTGATGTCGCGCAAGAGATAATTAGCTTTGCTAAGGGTCTGAAATTAGGCAAGGAAGCTGTAGACAACCCTCTCGGCATCTCCTCTGACGGCATCGCCACCCTCAAAGAGATTGTGTCGGCTGCGTTCCGTTCGGGTGCGCTCGGTTCTGGCTTTAAGCTTGGTGATTACAACGGAAGTGGTGACAGTTACTTGGAGGTAGACCGACTGCTTGTGCGCAAGGCGGCGGAGTTCGTAAGGCTCGTAATCCGAGAGCTTCAAAGCGTAGGTGGTGAGATTGTTCTGTCGCCTGCTGCTATGAAGATTAGCAATGTGGTCTATTTTGAGAAGTTCACAGTTCTTCCCGAATACGACGGCTCTCCCCTACGTTACGATGTTTACCGCTGTTACTTTTCACAGAAGAAAGGCGACGAGGAGATTGAGAACCAATTTGTGATGGGCGACCTCGTGCGCTGCCAGACGTTCAACGTCAAGGAGGGCGTGAATGAGAACGTGAAGAACAGATACTACTGGCGTAAGGTGTACAAGGTAGGTAAAGATTTCATTGATGTGCTTGCTGATTTCTGCGATACTGGTAGCGATATTCCACAGGCAGGTGACGAGCTTGTACAGATGGGCAATACGACGGACACAGCTCGCCAGTCGGTCGTTGTTCTATCGGCATACGGAGCGGATGCGCCATCGTTAAAGATGTACGAAGGCGTAGATAGCTACTCGTTAGATAACAAGGAGGTCTTTGTCCTGTCGCGCAAAGAGATGTTCGCCATAGCCGATAAGTTTAAGTTCATTACGCGCAAGGCTAATGGCGAGATAAAGAGCACGCAGTCGTTTGCGGAGCTTGTAATGTCCGTGGATGGACTCAAGTCAACGGTCAACAACAATAAGAGCGAGGTGGATGGACAAATATCAAAGATTAGCTCGCAAATCACACAGACAGCAGGCAAAATCACTACGCTTACCAAAGAGCAGACTGCGATGGGAAATAAAATATCAAAGATTGAGCAGTCAACTGAAAAAATCTCGCTACAGGTTGAAACGACCACGAACTTGAAGAACTGCATCGTCGGCTCAGCCCTACGTCCATGGGATGACATCGTGAAGATTGCTGCCGGTCTCTCGCAGGCAGTGAACATAATAAACGGTGGCGGTGTTGGCGGCTCAAACTACGCAGTATTCAATGCGCAGGGGGCGACTGCGAACACATGGACTGGTCTATACTTCAAAGATGTGCGTGTGACACCTGGCAAAAAATACATCTTCAGTGTTTGGACGAAGGTCATAAGGGCAACAGATAGCGGTGCGTATTACACAATCAAACGCTTCGATAATGGTGTCGCAGGTGCAGTTGTCGAATCGAAAAACTATCCCAATATTGTTGGTGACTGGGCACTATACACGTCCCAAATAACAGTGCCCAGTGGTTGCTCAAGGCTACTGATAGAAACAGCTATTCGCAAGAACGGTACTATCAATCTGTGTCGTCTGATGCTCATGGAGGGCACAGAGTATGGTGGATGGAGCCTTTCGCCTTACGACAAGACAGAGGCAGGCAAGCTGGAGACCGACTTAAAATCTACGGGCATCGACATCGAGAACGGCAAGATAACGGCAACGGCGGATAAGTTCGAGATACGAAATAATAGCGGCGAGACAACGGCAAGCGTTAATGAGAAAGGTTTGTTAGAGGTTGGCGCAGGTCTGTTTGGCGGTTTTGTCAGAAAAAAGTTGACGGTCATCACGCCGGAGAACATCGGACAATACACCATACCTTCCGCTCAACTTGGTTACGTAGTTTTCGATTTCGCAGCCGCAGGCTCCTTTGTTAGTTTTGAAGGTGATTTTAGGGCGGTGTATGGTAGCGACTACCCTACAATTATTCTGCCATATACCAATTACAGTAGCAGCACAAGACCAAATTCGGTTCCTTTCGCGCAGGCAGTACCATACTTAGACCAAAAGTTTATTGTAATAAATAAAGCAAACACCTCTGTAGTGATAGTTGGCGGTGGCACAATAAATAGAAGAGGCAGTACTACCATTGAAACCTCCAGCCTTCCGAACGAGGTTGGAACAAATCAGGAGGCGATTGTAACGTGCACCCTCAAAACTACCACTAAAAGCAGTGGCAATAGCTGCACAATAGTATGGGATGGCTATGTTTATGGATAATTTAAAAGAACAAGATATGAAGAAAATAGTTAGAGGCAATGATTTCACGTTGTGCATACCAGTAAAAAAGATAGTCAATGGTGAACAGGTATCGTTCCCGTTGACTGATTGCACCGACATCGCGGTGCACGTCGTTAGCAAGTACAAGCGTACCGCACTCCCCTACACCATCGACAAGGAGTCTAATGATGTGCTTTTGGCTGACGTTGACGGCACAACACTGTCGTTAGGCACTTACGCCTTGGAGGTGACGGGCAGATTGAAAGGTGCCAACTGGAGAAGTTTTGAGTATGAGCAGTTCGCCATCGTGGACAATAACGCAAGCAGCGATATTACATTGGGTGACGAAGTGATCAGCGGTGCCCTTGTGATACTGCCTCCAGGGGAATCAAGTTTGAAACCTGACATTCCCCCCCCCCAAAGTAAAAAGCGCAAGCAGATAATGATCGGCAAGGCGATAAGATGTAAGTCGTGTGATGTGCTGGATGCAGAGAACTGGTATGTGTTCCCTCGTAACGGAGCTTTTTTGTTGCTACCTTCTGGAATGGATAAAGATGATATGGTCGTGCATTATCGCCCTAATAAAAAAAATGAATATGAAACATTAGACAGTTTTGAACTTTTCCAGCATACTGCTGAAGTGGTTAATTTTGATATTTACGATAGTGGATTTTTTAAATGGAAAGTGGAGAAATACTCGGAAGACCCCACAACAGGGAAGTTTGAGGTATGGCTCGTTTACACGCATTGTCCCAACACCATCAAGGGTATGGGTACGAAATATGAGTTTGTGGCAGGACGCAAAGTGTGGAACCGCACTCTTAATATCGGAGATGTAAACAAACACTCTGTAGAGGAACTGTGTAATACAACACGTTTTAGTGTGTATCACAAAAAATCCTACACGAAAAGTAAAAAATATAGGCTCTCATTTGCATTAAAAAACTCGTGTCTTCGCTGGAAGCGTTTGAGCGGTGGTGATACTGTATCAAGACAAGATAAACCGGGGTTGTATAGAATCTCTTTAAAAGACAGTCATTCCGCACGAAAGGTAAGTTTTGATTTTTATTATAGATGCATAGGTAAGGTTTTATATCCAAGAAAGGCATAGATAGTTAAACTAAAACCCGTTTACAAAACGACTACGTCTTGAAAAGGTAATATGAGAAACCATCTATGCATGGCAAAGTTACAAAAAAAACGGACTCGGCAAACAAATATGTGGAAGATTTATTCCATCTGTTAAGAGTTTTTGTGTTAATCAAGTATTTAATTTTGTAAAGAAGATAAAATTATGGAAGTAAAAGTAAGACGAATAGCTAAGAAGGAGACATATACCATCGGCAAGATGTATATAGATGGCGCATACGTCTGCGACACTCTTGAAGACAAGGACAGAGGACTGACATCTAATATGTCGGTGGCGCAGATATGCGGAGTGAAGATTAAAGGCGAAACCGCCATACCTGCTGGCAGATACCTCGTCGATATGAAGACGGTGTCGCCAAGGTTCGGAGGTCGGGCGCAGTATAAGTTCTGCAAAGGCAGACTGCCGCGACTGTGCAATACGCCCGGCTACCAAGGTGTGCTGATACACTGTGGCAACACGGCGAAGGATACGGAGGGCTGCATCCTCGTCGGCGAGAATAAGGAGAGGGGCAAGGTGCTGAACTCAACGGCGACGTTCCGTAAGGTGTACACAAAGCTGAAAGCTGCGGACGAGAGAGGCGAGCAGATTAGGATAACAATAGAGTAAGGAGGTGCAGATGGATATGGTTTTACAGATACTTTCGCTGCTTGTTAGCGGTGGCATCGTGGGGCAGCTGCTCTACTATAACTCGCGGAAGCGCAAAGAGGCAGCTGCAGCACAAAAGGAGGAGGACGCTAACGCCCTCGCTTACGCCCAGGAGTGGCGCAACCTCTACACCCACGAACACGAGGAGCACATGGAGGAGCGCACAAGACTCAATAACAAAATAGACTCGCTCTACGACGACATTGGCAAGCAGCGTGCGACCATCCGTCAGCTCAAAGACGATAAGAACACGCTTCTTATGAGAATGCGCGAGCTCCAATGGAACGAGTGTACGATAAATGGGTGCATGAAGCGAAAACCACCACGTGACTATGGGAGAGAAGAAACGGATTAATAATAATGTCAAAAGTAAAAGTGTATGGATATAAGAGGAATACTGATGTTGCTGAACTGCATCATCTTGGGAGCGACAACGCTCTTTATTTTCTACAAGGCAGCGCAGCTCGATATGGTCGATGAAGGCTACGACGAGATTAAGCGAAACCGACAAGGCGCAATCGGTTGGTTTGTGGCTTCGGTGTTCGTAGGCGTTCTTGCACTGCCAGTAATGGTGCTGCGTGAGGTTTATCAATGGAAGCGTTCCAAGCTACCGGGTATTGAGTGGGACGATATTTGTCGCTACGGCTTCACTATCATCGTCGGCTCTATGCTGAATCTGCTCCTGCTTGTGGTAACGAGCTGCACAACTCCGAAGCCTGTTGTGTTGGAGCGAGTGATTAACAAGACGGACACGTTGTACAAGACCAACTACAAAGCAGATACGTTCCGCGTACATGACTCTATCTATGTCGAGAGCTACATGATAGGTGATACAATATACAAGACAAAGAACGTATTCAAATGGCGTGACAGAGTGAGCGTGAAGACTGATACGATATACAAGTCTATCCTGCGAGCGGACTCAATTCCAGTGCCGGTGCCAGTTGAGCGTAAGGCGACATGGTGGGAGCGGACGCAGATGTTCGCAGGCAAGATAGCGGTCGGAGCGGTGGCACTATGTTTAATCTCGCTACTGCTTTGGCTGATACACAGAAAGAGATAATATGTAGATTGGTTAGTTATTAGTTTTTAGTTTAAGGTGATTTGTTTTCAGGAGCCTTGCCCGTCTGTGAAGATAGGCAAGGAGTTTAAGTGAACTACCCATGAGCTAAAGACTTGCGTTTTTACTGTGTTTAAATAAATATAAATAAAGACAACAAAACATACAACTTTGAAAATAAATGACTAACTTGCATCGAATAGAACTAACAGACATTTTCGTCAAACCAAAAAATCACTATGAACGAGGATGATAAAAGGATGTTTCTTGCTCTTGTGAAGGGTAAGGACATATCGGAAATTATGTCTTTGCTGGCAGAGTCCGGCAATCAGTATTCACGCAGAATACTACGGTTCTTCCGTTGGTTCTGCAAGTGGGTTCCAATACTCATAATGACGGCGCACATGTATGGCATGTTCGACTTTAGCCGCAATCCGAAGGAGATGTTTGCCGTACACAGTGCAAATTGGGCGTGCTACACATTTATATACATCATGGTCTATATACTGCCGATGGTTCTTATTCTTGCGTCGCGCTTCTTTTGGCTATGTTGGAAGTATCGCATACCGTTCTTCTACTACTTCGGTGTCAACTCCATACATCTTGTATATTGGAGTTGGTACACGACTAACGAGATGGTGATGGCGCATTTCGCAATCATGGCGTTCACGTTGTTGCTGTATGTCTACGGAGCTATCGACTGGTTTTGCTGTAAATCAAAGCTCGGCAAAAGAATGTTCAGTTAAAACAGGTATGCTATGAGAAAGATTTTCGGATACAAGATGCTCGGCACGTTGTTGCAATCGCTTGCCAATTCGTGCTTTCAGGCGGACGAGCAGCAGCGCAACGGCGAAAAAGTGACGGCTTGCGGTATGAGTGACGATGACATAGAAACACTCTGCCAGGACATACTTCCTAATATGCTCAACCCGATGATGAGCGCAGAGGAAGTGAAGGACAGACTTTGCGTTAGCGATGCAACACTCAATAGAATGGTAAAGCGTGGCGAGATACCGAACGGTGAGTGCAAGAAGCGCAGACACACACGGTACTGGAAGAAGTGGGACATTCTTCACTTTTTAAAACATAAGAGAGGCAAGTAAAGAGGCTTCTCTTTTTTTGTTTCCATTTCTTTCCAATTTTTCAAACATTGGAAAGAACGTTTCGCAATGTGATAGTACCGACTATCACCTTATATATCTGATTATCAGCGTAATATAAAATCTTTGAGCGTGTTATGACATTATCCGTCGTAACTCGCTAACTTTGCGGTGTAACGTTACGAAATAGTGTTTAGTCAACTAAGGTAAAATTTTAAAAAAAAGATTGTATTATGTCTGAGTCAAAAACTTATGTATTCGGCAATGAAGGTGGCGGACAGGGTGGCATGATGAGTTTGCTCGCTCCTCTGCTTCAACAGAGAGGTCTTGACCCTAATCTTCTCCTTGCCATGAACAAGAACGGCAATGGTTGGGGCGACGGCTTCATGTGGGTAATTTTCCTATTCTTCCTCATGGGTTGGGGCGGTAATGGTTGGGGTGGTTTCGGCAATGGTCGCGCAGGCGGTATTGCTAATGAAATCAACAACGACTACGGTCGCTCGCTCCTCATGGATGCCATCGGTGGAAACAGAAACGCTCTAAGCAACCTTGCTACACAGCTTAACTGCACCGAAGGTCAGATACAGGCGGCTATCTCGGCTCTTACCTCGCAGGTTCAGGGTGTGGGCAATCAGGTCGGCATGAGCGGTATGCAAGTTATCAACGCTCTCCAGCAGGGCAATATGCAGATTGCACAGCAGCTCGCTTCTTGTTGCTGCGAGAACAGACTTGCCACATGTCAACAGACCAACACCTTACAGAACGCCATCAACGGCGTTGCAACAAGTCAGGAACGCAATTTCTCAAGTCTTGCCTTTGAAACACAAAGACAGGCTTGCAACCTCGGCAACACTATCGAGAACAGCACACGGCAGATTCTTGACGGACAGCGTGCCGCAGAGCTTCGAGAGATGCAGGACAAGTTAGACCATCTGCGCGAGGAGAACTCAACGTTCAAGTCGTCGGCTATGACAAGTCAGATTGTAGGTCAGGCGGTCGCTCCTATCAATGCGGTGTTGGCAGGCTTGCAGCAGGAGGTTGCAGGTATCAAGTGTAAGATGCCCGAGACGGCGACTGTACCTTACCAGCCGTTCGTTGCTGTCCCAAACTGCGTAGCAGCACAATACGGACTTTACGGAGTCAACGGAGCTAACGGCTTTTGGGGCTAACCATCTAACTGGAGGAACGACTATGATTTGGGGTTATCCTTTTTCATGGGTCAACAGAAGAGGGTCGGCAGCTATCGGTTCTACCGGTGTGTCGGTAGGCACAAGCGGTGTGGTATTCTCATTCAGGAACCATGCCTTCTTGAACGCCAATTACAGAGGTACGGTATTCGTAAATCTGCGACAGGCGATACCGACGGGCACAACGACCACGCTGCCGATACTCTTTGAGACCAACGGCGTAACGCAGGCTGTCACCAAGTTTGGAGGTGCAGCCCTTACGGTTGCCGACGTAGCCGGAACTGGCGTATATCAGCTCTGGTTCGAGAGAGATACTAACACCCTTCAGCTAATGACGGGTATTGTTTAACAACTAAATTGCAAATTGTATGTTCAGTGGACTAAGAACAAACAGCATATTCTATGTGCTTGAGAAAGGTGAAGAGCCGACATTGAAAATAGGACAGGTGGTAAGCGTAAGTAATCCGCAGCCGAAGTTCCCTACCTATCAACCAGGGCAGTTTTCAACGCAGCCTATGGAAACGGTTGTGGATGTGAAAGTAAAGCTACCCGACGGCGAAGCAGAGTTCAAGCAACTGCCTTCAAACGGACAGATTGCCAACTCAGGCGACGTGGTAGTAAGCGAAAGTCGCGAAGCGATGATTGCCGAAGTAGAAGCGATGTTACGACACTCGCAGGAGGTGCTTGCAAGCAAGGACTATCACGAAAAGGTGGTGTGCAACTGCGAGAAGATAATGTGTGTTCTCAATCCTCAGATAGCCAAAGACAAGGAGCAGGAGCAGAAAATATCTCAGCTCGAAAGCAAGGTCTGCGGCATGGAGGGTACTTTATCAAACATAGAAAGCATGTTGCAAAAGGCACTGAAAAAGTCAAACAGCAATAACTAAAATGCTTGAGCTATGTATATGATTGAAATCACAGAGAACAAGATGGGTGAGCTTGTTGAGAACGTTGAGAAATGCTTGCGCTATGGCGGCAAGGCAATGGCGTGTCTTGACAGCTTGCAGCGTGGCGAAGGTCGATACGGTGAGCGTTCACCTATGCCCGATTATCGCGATGATTGGCGATACGAGAACGAACGCCGTGAGCGCGATATGTACGATGATGACGATGACGGTCGCTACGGAGAACGACGCGGTGGTTATCGCGGTCGCAGACGCTACTAAGTAATTAACCTGACTGGTGGGGAGGTTCGCTTCCCTGCCAGTCCCTTAAAACCTAAATATTATGGGAAGATGTAAGATGCCTTTGGATATGTACGACTTGAAGCCCGAAGGAATGATAGCATATCTAAGATACAACGGCTATCACTTCAACAAGAAGATGTGCGAGTGGGCTGTCAAGCAAATGCGAATGATTAGTCCAACTACAGGCAAGGAAGAACGTTTGGAGATGCTGTCAAAAGAAAAGATCGAGGAGATGTTGCAAACGAATGGCTTGCAGCTTGAAAACCTCGTCGGCTACGACCATGTATATGTAGCCAATATGTGCAAGGCAGACTTTTGGGGCAAGTCGATAAAGGACGAGCAACAAATGGCGCAGTATGTGAAAGATATGGTTGATGATACAGACCAGAAGGACGGCTTCATCTTCAACCGCTTCTATGCCGACTGCTGCCACAACGGTATGCCTATACCTTGGGAGGACTTGTTATGATTAGGCGTGATATAAGGCTCGACAAGTACGACTGGGATGTGCGTTGCTTCATTGGGTATGACAGCGGCGACGCGGTGCATCTCTGTAACGAGCTTATGACTATTGGGTGTGGCAGCGAAGCGACAAGCAAAGCCTACCGTCACTTCATAAGCGGTAGCGAAAGCAGAGGACTCACCTACTCTAACGTTAAGGACAAGGTGAGCGTGGTTACTATCGGACACTCAGAAGAAGAAAGCGAGATGGTGAACACAATCGGTCACGAGCTGCTGCACGTTACAGCGCACATCTGCGAAGTATATGATATTGATATGAGCGGCGAGCAGGCTTGCTACATTATAGGAGAACTATGCGGAAAAGTATTTAATTCCGTCAAATAAATAAATAAATAAACAAACAACAACCAAACCTATTGCATTATGAACGATTTAATTGACAAAATCTGCGCTTGTAAGGATTTGAAAAAAATCAGAAGCGCAATCGCTATTTTAGCTAACTGGCTCAACAGACGGTTGGAACCAAGTGAAAAGGAAACATTAAAGAAAGAACTGCACAAAGCTCTATTGGGCAAACATTTCGACAAGGAAACTGCGGATGATTGCATTAAGCGTATGTATTGTATCACAAAAAGCAACGCTGTTTTGCATGCGCCATTTGTGTCTGATAGAACGTGTGCCGAGCTTTACGAAAGGTACAAAGCTCAAATCAAAGACTACAACGTGTACGATTTCATGGTTGTGCTTAATAATGTCATTGCCAATCATTACAATCTGTTGCGCGGATGGTGGAAAAACGAGGAGTGGTCGGTGTTGTTGATAAAGTTTAGTGAGATAGCCGTAAATTGGCTGAATGACGACGACACGCCTTATCGTGGCGAAAAAGCATGGTGCGTACTGGGTGCATAACGGCAAAAGGTGGAGTTAGCAGCATAGTTAACCCCACCTTTTATTATAATAGGTCTAAAACAAGTCCTTTTGTAGCAACGTAGACAGGCTTTCCTGTTGCCATTTCTACCTTATTTTTAAACATGTTACTATTACCATTGTTGTCAGATATGTGTATAAGCACAATATTTTTTGTTTTGCTTAAATCGCAAGCGTTTAGGCAGTTGATACACCTCTCCAAGCTCATGTGCGTTGCTTTTGCGCGAACGCCTACCTTGTATGGGATAACACCATTTTCAACACTTTTATCAACAAGACCGTCCGTATGATTGCACTCGATAAAAACGTGGTTGATAGGGAAATTAAATTTATATCTAATATGATGCGTATCCGTAATAAACAGCATCGTTCCCATTTCTTCGTGATAGATAATAAACCCACAAGATTCCTGAGTGTCGTGTTCCGTGTCGAAAGCTTTGACTACAAAGTTGCCAACCTTAAATTCCTTAAATAGCGGTGTTGTGCAATAATGAAAAGTATTCGCTTGGATACCGCACTCTTCAAGAGTGCCTTTGGTCGCATACACGTTGAAAGCTTTTGCGTACTGCTTTATAAAACCTGCGTGGTCGCCGTGACTGTGCGTCACCAAGCATCCATTCACTTTGCTTACATTGCCCTTTAAAGCACCAACAGCGTGCTTGTAGTTTACTCCACATTCTATAATAAGGGCTTCTGTTTCGTTTTGTAAAACGTACCCATTTCCCGAGCTTCCACTGCCTAATGTTGTTATAGTCATTTTTTTATTTAGTAAAAGATTGAAGATTTGAAACGTTACTGCTTAAACATATCCGGCATTTCTTGTTTGCCCAAAGGCAGCGTCTTGCTCGCAGTTTTCTTTTCTTTTGCTTCCTGCTTAGGCTCGGCAGTAGGAGCGGAAGTCGGTGCGTCGTTTACATTCATTCCAACCTCCGATGTGTTAGCTTCCTGCTTTTCTTTTTCTTGTGCCTGCGAGAGCTGTTCTTCAACAGAAGGCTGTTCTGCATTTTCGGCAACAACCTCTGTGTACTCGGTGTCTTCCACTTCTTCGCGAGTGTGTAAGCCCATTATACAGCCAGGGTCAACGGTGCGTATCAGCCAGCTCGCAGAACGATAGCGGAGCATAAGCTGCGGTATGTTCTTCCATTTTGGGTTGCGAGCGTACCAACCTTCATCTTTCGCCATCTGTATCGTAACCTCAGGACCTTTAACCAAGGCACCCGTTGTTTTGTTGATAGCCGTAGCGAACATGCCGTAGCTGTCAGTGCCCTTTGTGCCTATTTCTTGGTAGTCTATAGGCGTGTATTTACCTGTTGCATTGAAACAAGCAATAGCGAACTTCGCCTCAAAAGAAGGCTTGCCACTTACGACAACAAGGTTTTGCAAAACCATAAGTGGGTCTGCTTGCATGCGAAACGCCATGTTAAGACCGATAAGGCAGTTGCCTACGTTCTTTTGATAGATTTGCGGCACAAGAGTTGATTGTGCGAATACCTGCGCCATGCGCTGACCGGTTTCAAAGTCTTCTTTTGAACTAAAAACCTGAATGGTGTACTGCTGCTGAGTAGTAGCTACTTCATTATTCTTTTCCATATTTTAATATCTAAAGTTATAATAATTCTACATTAAAAGGTTCTCCGTATTTGCATTGCAGATAGATACTTTGCTGAGTTGATGTAAGAGCTTTCTCAACCGACTCTTTGCGGTCGACGAAAAGAGGCACGTAAACGTTCTTTGCTTTTGATATGCCATTTATAATGTCGATGCCCATGTTGATAACAGTACCATCGTTGGTGTTGTTGTAGTCAACGCCGTTGCTGTCGATAGCCGTACAAACTTCCTTTTCATCATCGTTGGTGATGTTTTGCTCGTAAAACTTCCACCGTACCAGGGAGAAGAACGAGTTTACATTGTTTTCAACAATCGCTATCTTCGCCTTTTTGTATTCTTTTATTTGACGAATTACCTCGTTGCAATCAGCGACTATCTGCGCAAGTTTGCGAGAACGAGCATCGAGCTTTTCTTTTTCTTTTTCTATGCGTTCGTTCATATCGCGACCCGAAATCCTTTTTATCAAATCGTCGCGCTTGCTGGTTAGCTTCTTTTTCTTTTGTTTGTTTTCTTCCGTCGAAGCATCCACCTTCGTCACAGGATCAGTGCTTTTGACCGCTTGCAAAGAAGCGTCCGCTTTCTTTTTTTCTTCGCTTTGTTCCCAAGTCTCGGCTTTTATTTTCGCAAGTTCAACGTTAAGAGCATTGTGCGTGTCGGTTTTTGCTCTGACTTTTTCACTGTCCTTGGCGGCTGTTATCTGCTCAAAAGTGTTAATATTGCCCTTGATGATAGCAATTTGACTATTCTTCTCGGATGCTGCTTTTTGTATTTTAGCAAGCTCGCCCGATTTGTGAGCATTGAACTCCGCTACAGCGTTCTCGTACTCTTTGTTTTTCATCTCCTCCGTATAAGGACGACCACAAACGGGACATACATCTGTTTGGGCAAAGTTAAATTCCTTCTCGTTAACATTGTTCCATTGTTGCATTAGTTCGTTAAACTCCTTGGTCAACATGGCAAGTTTGCACCCATTTTCTACGTTGTTATCAATGTTCTTTTTTTGAATGCGTATTGCTTCATGCATCTCGTCAGCAGCCGTGTTGACCTTTTTAAAAGCATCGTTGACGCAATCAAAGTGTTTGTCTGTCCACTCTTTGCGTGTTTTTTCGTATAACCTTTCTTCTTCGGCGAGTCTTTTTTGGTATTCCGCTTGCTCGTCCGCGTTGACGATTACACCTTGCAAAGATGCATCTATTGACGATATTTGCTTATCGACTTCGTTTTTTTCTTTTTCAAGTTGTGCAAAATCCTCGTTTGATTTCAGCATATCTTGAGCTTGCACTTTAGCAGGAATGGTCTGAAGTTCATCGTTCGCTTTCTTGCGAGTAGCTTTCTGCTGTGTAAGCATTTCGGCAATATCCTTCTTTTCCGTCTTTACACCTTTATATACAGCAGGGTATTGTACCATCAAATCTTCTTCGTTTATCTCACCTGCTAAGGACATGAGTATCTTGCGGCGAACATCAACTTTGTAAGTCCAAAAGAGATTGATGTTTGAGAGCATGAACCAATCATCGAAATCGCACAGCGAGTTGAGCTTTTCTTTAAACGCTGAAACGGAATAAGGCACATCGTCAACAAAGCACGCCTGCGTTGTACTCAAAAATTTTTCTTCAGAAGTGTCTTTGTCTTTCCAACGCTCCAACAATCTGCGTTCTATCTTCACATCGCGCTCGTCGTTGTAATTTAGAACAATAGCAACAGAAGTTTCAAGCTTGCGGATGACGTTGTTGTGCTTGTCGAGTGTCCGAACGGTCGCGTTAGGTCTGCTTGTCGTTCCGAAAAGACACCACAAATAGGCATCATAAACCGTTGATTTGCCCGTTTCGTTGCCACCACTAATAATAGTGTTGTGAGCAAACGTAATCGTTTTGCTCCGCTCTTTTTTAAAGTTTTGGAGCGTCATTGTTTTTAATTCAATTTTCATTGTTGTTTATTTTACGTTAAACTGCTTTTTCTTCGTGTCTTTAATAAAACCTTGCATAGGGTTCGGCTGGTCTGTAATGCCGCGTCTTTGACAATATCTTAACCAACCATTGACACCCAACAAGCCTTTGCTTGTAAGTTCTTTTTCTACCTTTCTTCTTGCTTCTTCTATTTCCTCCTGTATCTCCGCTCTTTTGTTTATTAAAGCATTTTCGCACAGACGAATCGCTTGTAATATTACCTGTGGGTTTATTGTCTTACCTACATATAATGTACCATAAGCACCACTCATAAACTGCTCAAAGAAATAGGTAAGTTCCGTAGGCGTTAAATAGTAGTATTTACTTCGTATCTGACGTGCTATAACAACAACCTGCGTGTCACGGATAGCTTCAAAAGCTCCACAAAAATTAAGAACTTCTATTAATTGAGCCTTAATCCATTTAACAGTAATACCTTTTTCGATTTGAGTATCTATCTCACTTATAGCTAAATCGTTTGTTTTTATAGCCTCTACAGCTGACGATATTGCCTCTTTTCTTTTGCTTATTAATGGGTAGCGTGTGAACATCCATTCTACCGCATTAATCTGCGTTAAGGATTGCTGCTGCTTTTGTTGCAAACTCAACTGCCGTTCTTTGTTCTGTATTTCCATAAGGGTCTATTATTTCGTCCTGCCAACAACGTCCGTTCAGATATGTAAACGGGTCTTTCTGAAATTGCTTGTCTGTAATAGAGCGCACATACGCAGGTGTCGCTGCTATGCAAGCTTGACGCTCTTTTTTCGTCATACGTGCCCAACGCTTTTGACATTTGTCTTTACCCCTTTTCTTGTTGTAAAGATTCCACCATTGTTCAAAGTCGTTGCAAACCTCGTCTATAGTCTGCGGTGGGGTTATTTCGTACCCATTGGCAAGCAACAGGTCGATTGCTTTTTGTATCTCCTTTTTCATAAACTCCGTGTTTTTTAAATGTACTCCCCTCCCCAAAAACGGGTAATCTCCGAGCCAAGTATAGCGCGTTGACCGTTGCGTCTTATGACACATGGTATGATATTGTTGTCCACATAACGGTAAATTGTCGCAACACTGACTTCTAATTTCTTGGCTGCTTCCTTAAGTGAATATCTCCCTTTAGGAATGACATCTGGAATGCTATTTATCATCTTCTTTTTTTTTGTTACGCCGCAGTATGTTGTACACCGAGGCTTCGGTTAGATAATTGAAATCGTGCATAGTTCGGCGGATGGCATCCATCTTTCCCATGCCTTGCCGCAAATAAAGCTCGACTGACATGCAAACAGCCTGCTCTTTCTTTTTTCTTGCTTCTGTTACCATTTTTTAACTATAATCTTATATATAAATTAATACATTATTAATACCTTTGCGCCGTACACCTTAACAGGG